CCTCATATCTTAATTTTGGAATGTTGTTTCTTGCGTTTACACCGAAATAAGATTTAACATCTCGATTACATTCTGCGAATACTTTCTTTCCGATTTCTGAGTAGGCATTAGATTTCTTTCCGCCCAACGCTTCAATAACCACTAGCGAAACCAGATCCCCAAGATATTTTTGCTGACCGTAGTCAATTGTCATTGTATTTTCAAGTTTTTCGATTCTTTCCTCATGATCTGCTGTGCCCTGGGCAAGAATCTGAATTTGTTCGGCAACCGTCAATGGTTTTCTGTAGGAACCTGTCTTTCGAATTTCTGGGAGAACTTTACTTGTCACCCAGTCTGTAAACCTTTCGGCAGATTCTTTTCTGCTCTGGAAAATCAATTTATACATATTGGGTTCATTTACAAAGTTAGCATTCTGCTTTCTCCCGATACCATCAATGACCTCATTTGTAATGACCCCATCTGCATTTAACCTTGTCTTTGCCTGGCTCGGATTTGAAATTTCTAATGCTTTGCATATATCAATCATGCAAAACCAAGGTTCATTATCAATAGTTATTGTCCGAATATCTCCGAACTCTGGCGAATTAAAAATCTGTAATTCGTTCATTAGTCTCCTTTCTGTGATATAATCTCCTTTAGGAAGGTGTAATCTCTTTTACATAGAGCACATCTACTGGGTTAAATTTCAAGCAATATTGCTTTCCGTTGTCATCCCATTCCAAACGTATCAGTTGATCTCTAATGTCTGGTTTCACAATATCATCCGGGAACACACACGGAATTTCGATTGTTTCCCCATTTTTAAATTTGATAATTGTCATCTTCTCCTTATAATCTCTCCTTTCTTGTGTTATACTCACTATAAGAGTGGAGGTGATGATTATTGGTATTTAATGGTTTCTGCGATAAGCAGAACAAAAATTATTCCATTGAAGCTTCTCTCATTAATACTGGATCATTGGATGATTTGACGCCTAATTACACAATAGGTCGAATTAAGTGTAATTATGCAAGCAAAACTGGATGTTGTTCAAATCCGAAACAATGTTCCATTTTAAAAGCTTCAAAATAATTCTGTTTGGCTCTCTGAGATATGGGAGCCTATTCTGTTTGAAATTTCAGCATCCTTGGTGAATCTTTAAACTTGATTCCCTCAATTTCCCCGATACCTTTCTGGTTCACCTGCAACATCTGCAAGTCCGTGGATAAATTTAAAGCATTCAGATCAATGGAAAGAATAGGTTCTGAATCTCCAACTCCCTGTTTCAGCTCAAAGCTTCTTACTCCTTCGAGTTTGTGACCATCTACAAGGATTTCTGTAAATATTCCACATTCGCCATTTACTTGCTGGATTTCGATTTTTGATACTTTCATTAGTCTCCTTTCTGATCTAAATCAACAGTTTCTTTTTTATCTGTTTTTTGTTCCAGGTTGTTATCAGAAAAACTTTCCACTTTCCCAAGAATGTAGCCTTTATCAAATTCCGACATCTTAGGAATTGCTTCTTTCAGCTTTTCTACGATTTTTTTTTCTTTTTCTGACATTATCTATTTCACTTCCTTTCTTCTACGCACAATATTTAATTTCGTATTCAGTTACAATTTTGGAGAAAATCTCTCGCAGCTTTTTATCGTCATCGATGACGTCCATTTTGTTTAGTGAATTAATTTCTGTTTTGGTGCAACCATTTTCAGCCATGCGTTTTCGCTTATTTCTTAATCTTGTATTCAGATCACATCCAGCCCGGCGTTCCAATTCTGCGTACATTTCTGTTCTAAGCATTTTAAACTCTGCTCCGGCACCTTTTTGTATGCGATTGAATTTAGAATTAATTTCTGAACGCCAGTTATCAAATACAGGCTTAACCGCTTCTTTGATGTTCTCTGTAGTTGCAACAGCTTTATCGGCTGTTTCTTTGGCAATTAAAATCTGTCTGTCTCTTTCTTTGTCGGCAAGTTCTTTCTCTACCATTTGTGAAAGTAGTCCCTGTAACATTTGAAGTTCTGGTGACAATGCCCTTTTTACAGTTTCTTTGGTTTTAAAGTACCCATTTACAAGCTGTCTCTGAACATCCCATGCTAAATCGTCTGTGAAAGACTTTACTAACATTAGATATCCCTGTTCTGTAATAAGCGCATAATCAGAAGTTGCCTTGTCTGGAATGTCAAAAATTTTGGTACGACGAATTTCGTCGGCGCTTACTCGGAAGAAATCTTCGCTCTCAATAAAGCGCTCTCTGTTTGTTCTGAAATTTCTGCTTGCTGTTCCGTCTGGTCTGCCATGAACTGCATCAATATCTTTGAATGTAACCACTCGCTGACCGTTATACTCTTTTATTGAGATATCCGAATTTCCAATATGTACTAACTGGTTCGTGTTTATCACTCCTTTCTTAATCTGACTTTCAATTCCGTTTTGTGTTGAAAATATTTTTCCTATGTGTTAAAATTCTTTCATACCCAAATAATGGGCAATGAAAGGAGTTGTTTGCTTTGACCCAACTTTTGAATTTGCCCTGTTCCTTATTGTAGGTTGCAAGCAGAGTAACCTGCGTTACCAAAGTACGTTAAGCAATTTCGTTCACCGTATTGAACAAAATTCCTACATTCGCCAACTAATGGGCAGCTAATCCTTTTTACTCAATCGCAGAACTAAAACTGCGTAAGTGGTGAAGTGTTTCAAGAAACATTTGGTGCTGCTTATGTGACTCAACAAGTGCGTTCAGTCTGCAAAACACATAAGGTAAACAAATTTAGGCAAGAACTGATAGGACAGCACTCCTGTCAGTTTTTTGCTATTCTTCTTTAAACAGATATTCCAGATCATATTCTGGGAAAAGCTCTTTTTTAGAAAGGACTGCTTCTGGATAAGTAAAAGGTGTTTTCCCCTTTATCTTGTTCTGAATAGTCCTTTCATCAACACCAAGAACCTTTGCAAACGCTCTGATTGTAATTCCTTTATCATCAAGAGCTTTTTTTAAATGAATTAACATTAATACCTCCTGTCGCATTATTGCGACTACTGTGTAAAAAAAATATCTATTGCTTCTTCCCTACTTAAAGGAACTGCGCTTACAATTCCGTGAATTTCACCAATTGTAAACTTTTCGCCGCCATCTTTCAGCTTACGGTAAAAAGTGCTTCTATCCATACCAATTGCGCTTGCAACAGCTTCTTGTGTATTTCCATGTTCAACAATTTTACCTTTAAGCCTTGCTATATTTACAACCACAAGCGTTACCTCCTTTCTAGTAGCATTAATGCGACTTTGTGATTATATATTACCTCTTGCAGTCGCATTTGTCAATATAAAAATTCGCATTTTTGCAATTATTTTTGTTGCATTTTTGCAACATTAATGATATTATATATTTCAGAAAGGAGGTGTACAAAATGTCGAAAACTGGCGAACAAATAAAAAAGAGAAGAAAACAGCTTGGTATGAGCGCTGATGAACTTGCTGAAAAGTTGGGCGTATCAAGATCTACTATATTTAGATATGAAAAAGGAGATATTGACAAGGTACCAGCAGAATATGCAAAGCCATTGGCGGATGCGCTCTGCACTACTCCAGCATATTTGATGGGGTGGGAAGATAATTTAGAAACCGAAACAGATTTTATCCCAAAACTTATGACTGACACAATATCTGTAGAACATGTTAAGCTGTTGCTTGAACTGAGTGACACTGATAAAAAGAGTGTTTTCGACATGATTGAATTTCTTTACAAAAAAAGCAGGGATTAATCTCCCTGCTTTTTTTAATAGCCCCATTGTTTTTTAAATGAAATAATCATGTTATACAAAAACTTCATAAACTTTTCGCTATGTATATTTTCAAGCATCTCAATAATTTCTTTCTTGTAATCCACGTAAATCCCTCCCAATATTCCAAACATCTGTTCTTATTTATTAAATTATATCATGTTTTCATAACTATATACTGGAATGGAATCATCTCCGCTTAAATCCTTTCTGGCAAGTTGCTTTTCCTCGATATTATTGCAAATTATGATTTTTTCAGTATAGATATTGTGATTTTGGTACTTTTCATTCGTTATATATGTAGATAGAAATAAAGGGGCTGGATGCTTGTCAGCGAGGGATTTATAGCGCTCATGGACAACCTGTTTTACCTCTGCTTTTGCAATTGCGATAGTTTTACCCCTCCCAAAGATAATACTACGCTCCGGGCAGAAGTAAACATATTGAATCAAGAGCACATGCACGAATATCAGTATAAACACAATTATGATTTTTTTATGTTTCTCCATGAATCCATCCCCTTTACACTATCATCTTAATGTATTACAATAACATTGTATCAAAAAATATACAATTACACAGGAAATGGCGAAATTAGCACCTCTGGTGGCGAATTTTACGTGAAAAGAGATGATTTGAATGAGAATTGCAATATGTGATGATAGCGAAATCCAGATTGATATATTTATGCATTGGATTAATAATTTTCTCAAACGAAATGGTGATATAAAAGCATTGATTACTCCGTATGATAAAGGGCAGCCGCTTATTGATGATGTGGCAGATGGCGAGTGGTATGATATTGTGGTTTTGGATATCGTTTTGAAAGAAGAAAATGGAATTGAAGTCGCAAAGGAATTGAGATTAAATGGCTATAATGGAAATATTATTTTCTGGACAGCCCACAAAGAGTATGTTTTTGAAGCTCTTGATATACTCCAGGTACACTATATCATAAAAGGTTCTGAAAACGGCAGAATGTATAGTGCTTTCAATCATGCTCTGGAACATATCAGCAAAAGCACTCTTATGATAAAAGGAAAAGACTTTATTCATCGGGTGGAGTTTCAAAATATCGAATATATTGAGAGCCGAAACAAATATATCATTATCCACTGCACTTGCGGTATAGTTTATACGGAACGATGTAAACTATCCGATATTGAAGAATTACTGGATTCCAGATTCTTGAGGTGTCACCAGAGCTACATAATAAACATGGACGAGGTAAAAGAAATAAACACTTCGTTCCTTATGTTTTCTGGAAATACTGTGCCTATCAGAAGAAAAGACTTTGCAAAAATAAGAAACGAATTTGAAGAATATACGACATTTAAGTAACTCCCGGGGAAAGCCCCGGGAGTATTATTATTTCAGTAATTCATTGACTTTTTTCTGCACTTCTGCGTAGTTGTAGCCGGCAGCTTCCAGGCGGTCTCGTCTATCTTGTCCATTTCCCCATTCGCCATTGATTACCTCTTTTGCAACCTTGTCTACACTTTTCTTTGCTGTTACGGAATACACCGCTTTTCCATTCCAGTCAAAAACAGAGTAACCAGCTTTGCAAGCCTTTTTCGCATTTTTCAGTGACTTGTACGCCCCGATCTGGCTCTTGGAATCCTTCCAGGTCTTACGGACACGGTAATACTTATCAACCTTTACAGTCGGCTTTGTGGTTGGTACTGTCACGGTTTTGCTGGAAATAAGCTTCTTGAATCTATCCCAGTCACCCTTTGCACGGATAACGGATGGACAATTCTTAGCACACACATCGTAATGCTGCACTACTCGGATTGCTGGGATTCCGTATTTCTTCATAAGCTGCTTGCACACATCAACGGTATTCTGGAATGCTTTTTCGTAGTTATATCCAGCATTCATGCACATTTCAATTCCGATGGAATTATGATTATTTACAGTTCCAAAAAGCTTACCGCCGTAATTTACCCCAACGTGCCAAGCCCCACGATTATACGGCAAGGCTTGGTATGCTGACTTATCGTCAACGAATACGTGGGCTGAATAGCCATGAAAATTTCCATTATGCTGTGCGGTGGCGTGTGCCTTAGCGTCTGCTGTCTTGGCTGTATTATCCGTATTATGAATGACAATATACAGAGGTGTTTGTCCTGCGTAGCTGTTGTTGTTGCTGATTAATGAGGTATTGATATTCATGTATGTTCTCCTTTCGTTTTTGAGGTTAAAAAGTGCATAATAAAAAGCACCCCATTTGGAGTGCTCTTTAGCATAAACTCTTTATATAATATATCTCTTATGATTAAATTTCACAGAATCGTGGCTGATTTTAGCATAAATCATTGTGGTATCAATTCTTTATATCTCCAAATATAGCCGTTTGCAGTTTTACGTATTCCTTTGCATACATTATTAATTTCTTTTCTATCTACTTTTGCTTTCTTGGATGCTTCTAACACTGATTCAAATTCAGCTATATAATTCATATCTTCATCAAATTGAATAACTGCTTTTCTCTGATGGTGTATTGTGTGTGCTTCTTTAACAATATTATTTATTACACTATTATTACCTCTTATTTCTTCATACTCTTCTTCATATATCCAAATGTATCCACCAGAAGTTTTTAATTTATGAATACAGTTATAATTAATTCCATTTCTTCTTACACCTGTTGTTTTTGATGCTTTACAAATATTATCGAATCTAGCAATAAAATTCATTTGAAGATCAAGTTGGACTACAGGTCTTGCATTTGGATGTTCAAATTCCTTATTAACCAAACTTAATATTTTCTCTTTATTATAGCGGTTACTCAAGTATTCGTTTTCGTGTAGCCAAATATATCCTCCGGCAGTATAGTATCCTTCTCTATGCTTACACACAAGTGAAATTTTACTTAAATCTATATCGTTTGCTTCACTTGCTTCTTTTATAGAGTCATAGCGGTTTAAGTAATTAAAACTTTTGTCAAACTGAACAACCGGAACCATAAGAGATAAATTTTTAGCGCCTTCACCGCCAGTGCAAATATTATAACCGTATTTAGAATCAGTTGTCTTTAATTCTGAAATTGTTTTAATTTCAAATTTATTTGCTTCTTCTAGGCTTAAATTATCATACAATATTTTTGCTTCGAAATTTTCAATTCCATATTTTTGAATAGCATTATAAAAACGTATGCAATGTTTATATCCTTGCCCCTTTTTACTCCCAGCTCTAATTTTTAATGTTCTGCAAGTCTGACCAACATACTTTTTCCCGTTTATTTTATTGGTATAAACATACACTTTATAATTATTCTTCTTTAAAATTCTTTGTTCCATTTTATTTTCCCTATTATTTTCCATAAAAAATACCCTCCTTTTGGGTTCACAAAGGGAGAGTACTGTGCTATAATAATACTGTACCCTTTGTGGTGCTTGGAGCTGAGTTTTTTGTTTGGTAGACGGGAACTCAGCTCTCTTTTTGCTGTTGTGATATACTGATTATATCATGTATTATCTTTTGTGAATAGAGTTTTTGCAATTTTATTTGTTTTTCGCTAACTATTTATATGGCAACTCATTATCGCAAAAGACAGAAAACATTGCGCAATTGCCTGATGGAAATAAAGTTAAATTAATATCGATAGGTGGTTCCGGAATTGATGTTGGTAGTACAGGTGAAAAAATTCCATCATGGTCTTTTGGAATATTTTTACCAAGTAGTGGAGGGTCTGATGCTTGTTTACTTTGTTCTAATTCAACACAGATTACCTTAGCATACAAATCAAGTGGTGTTTGGGTTTCTTGTAAAAGAATCGGATAAGATGATCATCTTATCCGAAAGTGGCAGAATAAATAAATCTTAAAAATTATACTTTTGCAAGAGCGCATTGCATCCAAATACTTGATGTAATATGTAAATGCAATGTAACACCATCTGTTAGGCTTACATAATTTTCAGCAGAATTTCCAACCCACAATATTTTTCCAGTTTTACTGGTATTTTCACCGGTTGTTATTACGGCAAAAAAAGTACTCACAATTGAACCATCGCCAACAAACGACATAAAAAAAATATATGTAGACATTTCATTTAAAACATAGTCTCTCTGTAAACCAGTTCCAATGTAAGCATTTACTAATGTCTTGCCATTTAAATAGTTAAGCGCCCCAATAACTGTCTTGTTTTCAGTTTCCAATTTACTGATAACAGCCGTTGACATTTTATCAACGACATAATCCCAAAACTTGCTCATTAATCCGCGCTTATTCGCTCTCCCAGTTGCGTCATACAGCATTACTTCGTCATTATCTGCTAACGTATCTTTTGTTGTGTATTCTGTCCATTTTGGCATGTTGTTGCCCTCCTTTAATTATTGGTTTTGATGTTTGATCTGCTAAAAAAGAGGATGATTTCTCACCCTCTTTATACTGATTTGTCTAACAATTGTTTGATTTCTGCAAGTTCTTCTTTAATGCTTTTTAATTCCGATTTTAATTCTTCATTTTCGGATTTGAGTTTCTTGATTTTCTCGTGATTGAATTTTATCATGGCGAACATGGATGGAATCATAATTCTGTAGTTCCAATCCTCTGGCTTTCCATCTGGCAAATGGTTTACTGCAATTGGAAAACGCCTTTCCATGTCCTCTGCAAGGAACATTGGCATTAACTTGTCGTATCTGCTATCATTTTTATCAAGATATCCTTCTTTATACTTCGCCCAAACAACCTTTACACGATAAAGTTCTTCCAGCTCTTCTTCTTTAACTGTTGTCCGAATTGACTTATAACGCCAAGAAGATGATGGGACTTTAATAACCATTCCATCTGAATTAATACCCAAGTGTGTTCCGTCTGTAATATTTCCCATATTTTCAAGACAGAAAAAATTCGTAGCATCACCGAAACCGCTTAGTGGATTTCTGATTTTTATGCCGCCATCAATTACAAATCCGCTTCCATTTGCTTTTAGATCAACGCCATTTATGGTTACCATGTTGTTTTTCGCATCAAGTACAATGGCACCGTTTGCAGAGGTTAATTTTCCATTTGTTTTATCAATCTGCCAGTTTCCAATTTCCCCAGTTAGCGACTTTACGCTTCCAGAAAATTCGCCTTGGTTAAAATGAACACCTGTATTGTCAATATATCCAACCTGTGTGCCACTTGCATTCAGAATGGAAAGTAACCCATTTCCGTTATTTGAACCGCCAAGTTTCAATGTACCTCCATGTGCATAGGTGAATGAAAAATACAATTCTCCATTTTCCATGTACATGCCCTTTATTGCACCGTTGTTTGTAAGCATATTGAACACTTGCTCATTTGTGTAAGCGTATTCAAGTTTTGGCATATAAATATAAGTATCATATTTTACGCTAGACCCAACTGATGATGTCAAGATTCTCAAACTGTTTAAACTATCATTTGGTAAGCTAGATAAAGTTGTTGTTACTTGCAGTCTTTGCCATTCAGTTGTAGTTTTAGCATTTAATATTGTTTTACTTCCAAGATACACATATACTTGTGTTGCAACACTAGTTTTTATCCAAAACGAAAAAGTATAATTTCCAGTAACTTTTATTGGCTTATAATTTTTCGTTCCAAATTGTGCTCCAGTTCCGTTTATTTTAATTGCATTTTTGCCGCCATCTACATCCTGAACTCCATACTCATATGTATATGCACTCTGTGTAGACCAATAATCTTTAACATTTTGTTCTGTTAGATAATAGCCTTTAATAATATTGTCCGATGTAATATCTTGGACTTGTTTTATAGCTTCTTCCTGTGCTATATCAGTAACGCTTTTATCTCCTAATGTAAACTGTGAAGCTGCTATTGTTACTGCACCAGTGGTTTTGTCAATGGAAAAAGTGGTTTTTCCATTTCCATCAACAACCCTAATTCCTTTGGCTTGCACGTATTCACCATTTACATAGACATTTCCATTTTCATCCAAGTAAATCCCCTGTGCCTTGCCGCCATTGGTAAGTTTGTTGAAAATATCGGCTTGTGTCTGTCCAGAAACTGCGGTGCTGGCAGAAGAATCTGCAATTTCCTTTACTGTTTTGCCTTGTAAGGAAAAAGTTTTTGGAGCTAGGATGACGTTTCCTTTGCTGTCGATTTCTAAGGTTACGTTCTTGTCATCATTAATGACTTTTAGCCCACGACCATTAATTCTCTCACCGGCAAGCAATCCAGCCAGAATATATTTTGCATTGATATATACTTTTCCGTCCTCGATGTAGATTCCCTGTTCTGTCCCGCCTTTTGTGAGTTTATTGAACACTTCATCCTGTCCAAGACTGGTATCGTAATTATCAATTGCATTTTTGATATCGTCTTTGTCTGCGTACTTGAAGTCAATCCAATCGGATGCAGTAAAGTCACCATTAATACGATTTACAAAAGAAGTTTTGAGAGAAGCCTTTCCTTCACTATTGGTCGTTACCCACAAGTCACCTTCGTAATATGGTGGTGTTGGCTGAATCATGTAAACAGATGATTTACCGTCTATCTTGTCCAACAATTCATTTGGTATGGACTGTGGTTGCCAGATGCCAGATTTGTATATCCACTGGGTGTTATCCGTGGTATTATGCCAAAGATCGCCTTCATGCTCTACCTTCTCAGATTCCCATACCAAAACAATTTCATTCCCGGATTCATCCAGAATCTTGTTTCCGTCAACATCACACCATGGATATTCCTCTGTTTTTGTCCATTTTACAGATGGATCGTTTGGCTGATACCAAGTCTCAATTTTCCCGTCTATCTGTGTTTTTAAAGAATTAAGAGAATCTTTAAAAACACCATTAATAAATAAGTCTAAAGAGCTATCGTCCGTATACTTTGAAGCCTTTTCCCAATCATCCACTGAATAAGAGCCGCTTGCTCTGGCAACCTTACATCTCATCAAGTCACCATTAGAGCCTTGCGTCCATAAGTCTCCAATGTCATAAGGTGGCTTTGGCTGAACGACGAATACACGCCGCTTATGATCTGCCGTATCTTGCGCTTTTTCTGCGGCGGCAAGTGCTAACGTGATATCAGTATCTTGTACCAGTTGCCACTTCCATGTTGCCCCATCTTGCATAAAACGGTAAGCATATCCTTTGGATTTCCAGTAAAATAAGTCACCCTCATGTTTCTTTCGTTCTTCGTTGGTAGTCCAACCAGAAGCCGGGATATTCTGCAAGGTTGGTTCATAGTCATAAAAAAAAGTCTCAATCTGTCCGTCGATTTGAGACTGTAAATTATTGATATCAGTTGTGTATGTATTGCTTATAAAATTATTTACTTCTTTTTCTGCTTTTTCCTTTGCAATTGCATTAACATCTTTTCCCTTGATTTGTACTGAGTCTGCATTAATAACAACCCTTCCTGTTGTTACATCAACCAGGAAAGTTGTATTTCCGTCTTTGTCAATTGCTTTAATAGTTCCTGTATTAATCCAGTCAGCATTAACGCCTGTAGCAGTAAGGATTCTGGCAATTACATCACCATCAACCGTCATACCGCCATTCCAATGTTGTCCACCATCTGTAGATACAGCCCACGCTTCTGCAGTCATTTTCCATACAATGTCAGAATCGGATAACTGCGGCTTATTATGAAGATAATAGATGTTGCTTCCGTCCGGCTGTGTTTCCACAGTAGTATATGTACCGGAAGATTCAGACAATCTTTGAGACAATTCTTCAATTGCCTTTTCTCTTGCGGTACGTTCATCTCTTAAATTCTTATTATTTTCTGCCTGTATTTGTTGATTAAGGCTATATTGTTTCTGCTTATTCCTGGATGCACTCTTAGCACTGCATTCAAGTTGCTCAAATGCGCCTGGATTCAAAGTAACAGAAGTTAGGTAGCTCTTATACTGTTTTCCGTTTCTATCGGAAATCGCAATGGTGTCACCAGCTTCCCATGCAATATTTGTTAAAGCACCAGTAGAAAACGGTCTGAATTTCATTCCAACACATCTGTCTGAAATAATCTTGCAGATTGCTTCTCCTGTTCCCTCTTGAATTAGCTTATTATCACTTATTTCGATAACGTAGCCAGATTTCCCCGACTGATATGTTTTCGCTTCATTTTGAGAAGAATTTTCAACGTATTCTGTAACCTTTACACCTGTTATTTCAAGATCATACAGCCATGGAGTAAATCCGTTTGTTTGAATTGCTGTAATCCCAGTCTGCATGATAGTAATGATTTGTTCACCAGTGGTATCTAATATGTCGTTACCTTCTACATCTTTCCATGGAGTTTCCACCAAATCATAAAAATTATCCGGGACTTCACGTTCATACCATCCAAAGCATAAGCGACCATATTCGTCACATTTCGCCCACTGGCAGCCCATCTGCGCTACCCATGCAATTACCTGTCGGAAAGTAATGCTACTATCGTCTGGTCGATTCTGAATCACAAAATCATCATTATCAAACCTTGTAGATTGAAGTGTTACTCCGCACACATTGCAAGCATCCTGGATGATTTGTAATCTTGTTGCCGGATAAGTCAGTTTACTTTCTGAATAATCGCGATCAAATAATCGCATGGAATCTTCGCAAGTTAGACTGATAATTGCTGTGTTCTGATATGGTGCATCTGTTACTGTCATGGTGCAGATACGGATTCTTTCAATACCAGTAGATAATTCAAGCCCAATATGGCAAACGACTCTCGCTCCGTCCCAGATGTAATCTGTGTACTTGCCAGAAAAGTTGTTGATTTGCAATGTCAGCTTATTTACGATAGCTGCGCCGATATCAAAAGAACCACTTTGCGATACTGCATCCTCAAATTTGAAGCCATTAGACCATAAGTCTTTGTCGGTAATGGATAATGTGCTTCCGTCCGTAAAGGTAAAATCTGCATATTTCAGATAGTTACGGTTCCCACTATTCTGTTGTTCTTTAAATTCCGTTGATAAATTTCGCATATCTTACCTCTCGATAAAATCAAAACTAAGTCCTTCCATGCGCTCATTGCCTATCCACCAACACTTAAAAGGGGATTCCCTGTCGCCAACATAAAATGTTCTGGTTTCGTGCTTATTTGCAGATAGCAAGTCTGGATATGTGACCTGTATGTACTCTGGATTTACTGCCTGTATAATTTTGCAAGCAGTGTCCCAATCTGGGCCATTCCAACCTACAGACAGCTTTCGCTTCTGTCCAACTCTGTTTTTGTGCATGGTCGTATCATCTGTTCTGCCGGATTCTGATGCCGATATATCCTGTAATCCCCATGTAAAAGAAGAAGGACAGGGCATTGCTACCCCATCCACTTTTAAAAATGCTTCTGCCATATGCTAACCCTCATGCAATCATTTTTGTTGCTTCGCTTCGGATAAATTCTTTAATTTGCTGATATCCCCATCCGCAATTAATAAGGCTACTTACAAGCATTTCCATACTCTGAACTTTCGCCAAGTCATCACCTGTGAAGAAATCTCTAAGATTCTCTTTTGCTTTTACGCCATAATCACTTTCAAGCTCTTTTGCTGTCTTTCCGAATAAATTGCGATAAATCAGATTTGTATAATTTGGATAAGCAAATCTCTTATTTGGGCTTTCTGTTATTTTCATCTTAATTGTATCTGTGAGGATATGCCGAATAACAACACCCTTGTCACGTTCAATTTGCCATTGCTGGCGTTCTGTATATAAGCGTTTTAACTCGCTTTCCATCTTGTTGAAGGCTTCAATATACTTAATTTTCCATTGTAAGGCTTTTTCACCAGTAAAGCCCATTACGAGCAAGGAAAAACCATCTCTATCCATTTCGTACATTGGATATTCTTTTCCACGGTTCTTATATGTTGTAAGTTGAAAAAATTTGGCGGCTGAATTATCAGCCACGAGATTTTCAATTGATTGTAGAACATTCTTATGTTCTTTCTCAAAAACCTCTGCAACTTTCAGACTTGTTGTAATAAGTTTCTCTTCGTATCTTTTTCCAACGATTTCTACCAGCATAAATTCATATCTCCTTTATGATTTATTTTTTGGCAACAAAAAAGCGCCTACCCCGAAAGGTAAACGCTCTAAATTTGCTTATTATGATTGTATATTATAGCATACGGTGAAAGTATCATTCAGTATACTTTGGTATCATTTCACTGTTTTTAAAACTTCCTCTAAGTACAGATATTCGAGCAACTTATATGTTCTTTTGAGATCATAATAATCATCTACTTTCTCCAAAAGTTTCTTGATTTCTTCTTTATAGTCAATCATTCCACAATTCCTCCCAACACTCTAATCAACTTCTGTTTGCGGTTATACTTCAAAATCTCGGAAATCTGCTCCATCATATCATCCATTGTCATGTTGCTCTTCATGCTATTGCAACGCTTACAAGCCAGTTGCAGATTCTTAATATCATTGGTGCCGCCCCGGGACAACGGCGTAATGTGGTCGATTGTCATTTTCTTGAATTTGACAGACTTACCGCATATCGCACATTTTCCGTTGCACTTGGCGTACACGCTCTTTTTCTGAAAGTCATTGAACTGGATTCTATTTGCCATAATATCACGCTTCCCCGATTAACTGTTTGGTAAAGAGATACATTCCCTTTAATTTTGACAGGTCTTTCAAATTGATAAGATTTTCAATGATTCTCTGTCTGTACATATACTCATCCAGAAGCACTAAGCACTCGTTGTTATCTGCGTTCAGTTCGTCAATTGTTTTCTGTAATTCAGCCTTTGTCATTTTATTTTCCTCCTGTGTATCCCTGTAAAAATCTAATTATGCGATTTCTACTCTGTATGCAATCATCATTTCTTTAATCACACTAACGTAAATCTCTTTCAGCCGCTTATTCTGCATAATCACGGACAGTTTATTAATCTGGTTAGTCTGTGCCTTGGTGCATCCTCTTTCCTCGGCTCTGGAAATCGCATTTCTAAGTTGCTGATCTAATCGGCAACCAGCCCTGTCCGATAATCTGCGGTAGATTTCGTTTCTGGCGGCGGCATATTTATTCCCGAATGAGTAAGAGAAATCATCGCTCTCGGCAATCTTTGAAATACATCTGTTTACCCACTTCTCTGTGCCAACATCGGAATCCGTTCCTTTAAAGGTATCAATGATGGTTTTCATGTTCTTCTCTTGTTGGTCGGCACGCTCCGCAAGTTTCTTCTGTTCCAGTTCAGTTTTGGCTACCTGTTGAAAAATCTGATTAAACATTTGCAGTTCCGGGGACAGTTTAGAATAATCAATTACTTGTTGTTTTACCTTTTCTTCAAGTCTAGTAAAATATTCTCTAGCTTCTTCTGCTTTTTCGCTATTACCTTTTACCGATAACTTCTTTGCAAAATGAGCAGTAATTTTGTAGTCCTTAGTAGCCTGCCCTCCCCATTCGTCATTAATGACGAATGCCCAATAATCAACGTTTTCCTCTGCAAATTCATTTCCTGTAATGTTGCTCTTGCACCATCTTGAATAATTGCTAGAATCCAATTCTAAAAAGGCATATAACTTTCTTGCAGTAGTCATTCCCTCTTCATCAATGCCAAGTGCGATTTCAATAGGTGTCCGGTTTGCTGTGTTAATTGTGATTTCGTTCATATAGAAAATCCTCCTGTTGTTAAAAAATCTATTTGCAAACAGGGGATATACAGTGTTATAATTTGCATATCCCCTGTAGGGGGTGTTGTATAAGGGACTGTTTCTTTCCTAGGGAGCCAGTTCCTTATTTTTCGCCTATTTCATCTTCTATTAGACCGATTCCTTTCATAATGGTGTCCGTTCTTGAAATTCCAAGTTCTTCTGCACATTTGTCTATGCGTCCTTTTTCTTCTTTTGTAAGACGAATATTGAGCTTTTCCTTTCTTGATTCACCATTTACAGGTGGTCTACCTGTTCTTGGGGACATTTTGTTCACCTCCTTATTTTGTCCTTGCATAATTCATTATAATTTATGGGCGTACAAAAGTCAAGAGCATTTTCTATTATTTTAGAAAACGTATCAATCAAGGTTCTCGTCATTATGACGAACACCTTTTCGCTAAAATTTTAGTAGAATTGGCTTCCACAAAATAATGGAGCCGAAATTTCGGCGGCTTATTCACTGTCGAATTTTCGACAGTGTGCGTCTCGTCTTTTAGGAAGAGTCGCAGTTAGCCGAAGTAAAATTGACTTTGGTGATTGAAGCATCCACTTTTCCGCATGAATGCGGAGTCACTAGTCATTGTGGCGAACCTAGGACAAATTGTCCGAAATGCTAACCGTCATCAAATTGATGATAGTTCAAAATATCAATCATAGAAGTAGGGTGCATCAAATTAGAAGCACCCCTATTAAAAATAAAAGGTGTCGAAATTTCTACGCCTTTTCGCCATGTATGGCTAAAACCCATATAAGCTGCGCAAATTTGTGCACCTTGTATGAATAAACAGTTTGCCATAGTAACGAAAGGTCAATTTGTCCGTTCGCTTCTCATTGCGAAAAACAGCTCCATAAATTTGTGGAACAGCTATTAACCGTCTTGAAATTCACGACAGTTTTTTACTGACGATTCGTCATTTTGATGAATCGTTATTTTTTTTCAAATTTCCTATTCCACTATTCATTTTGGAGTGGTAAAATACAGATATCATACTGATTTAGGGAGGAAAACGCATATGAAAAAATCCAAAAAGTTACTGGCAATTTTTACCATTATGTTACTGATTGTCTGTATGGCAGTTCCAGTATCGGCGGCTGGTAAAATCAACAAGAAAAAAGCCACTTTGAAAGTCGGTCAAACATTACAATTAAAAGTAACTGGAACAAAAGGAAAAGTAAAATGGACAAGTAGCAAAAAATCTGTTGCTACGGTATCTTCTAAAGGACGTGTAAAAGCGAAAAAGAAAGGTTCCGCTACAATTACCGCAAAGATTGGTAAAAAGAAATATACCTGTAAAGTTACTGTGAAAAAGGCTTCTAATGGCAATGGCGGTTTTGGTGGAAATCCAAATGCTAACAGCAGTGGTAAAAAGAATGTTGTTAGTTATCATGCAGAATCTACGCCGTATGGAGCTGTGGCAATTCTGGAAAACCATTATGACCATGCAGTTGATCTGACCGTTGAATTTATCTATTATCTGAATGGAACAATGGTCGGAGTTGATAAGGATTATAATTTTGCGTTTGCAGCACATTCAAAATGTGCACTTCAAGGCTGGAATTCTGATAAAACGTGGGATTCTTTTAAAATCAATTTGAATATTAAGAAAGCATCTTCAAGTGTTATAACAAATAACTCGGGAATTCATTATTCAGCCAATTTTGGAAATAGAAATGTAGTGGTAAAAGTAGATAACAATGGACGGAAAAATGCGTTTACCACTATTGCAATTGTATTTTATAAAAATGGTAGGATAGTGGGGTATGATGATCGTAATGCTGATGTAAAAAATCCAGGATCGACAGCTTATCTCGAATTTGATTTTCCATTTGATAGGAATTTCGAGGATATCATACCAGATAAATTTGAAGTATATGTAAATGATTCGTATACATATAGCTGGATGAATTAAGATAAAAGGCTAGGGAGAAATCCCTAGCCCTAATCTTATCAGTTAATGTATTCAACATCTATGCTTGGCAATGTTACTTGTTTCCCAAGAAGTGTTGTAGAATTTAATGTTCCGCTACAAGTTCCGTATACGGTTACCCAATCTCCTTCTAGGTAATGTGTTTCGCCATCCTCATAGCTATATGAACAATCCCATTTATTACCGTTTCCGTCAACAATATACAACGTATATCCACCGAATATTCCTTCTAATGACTGATCTATTGTTCCAGAGACAACACAATGTTTTTTATCGTAACTGTCTGGATTTCTCAATATATCATTATAATCTAACGTCTGGCAAAGTGCCTTGTATTCGTCCTCTGAAACTTCTTTTGAATTAGCAACTTCTTCTGTCACTACAAAATACTGCGATAAACTATCATCTGAAGCATCCTTTTTATAGCTTTTAGCTTCATCACCTTTTGCAAATACCATACAATTCTCTAAATTTATGGAATCTCCCATAAATCCCCATGAATCTACATTTGATACTGTTCCAAGAATAGCAACCACATCATCATCTTTAAGACCGCTTTCATATTTTGCATACAATTTACTATCAGATACATTAAAATTACTCATCATGTATTTATCACCAATAGTAACTTGCACCTTATTGTCTTTAATCTCACTTATTGTTGCTACAGTATAAATTTTAGCTCCGCTCATATTGACTGCATATTTATATAAATCGCTGTCAGTGATATAAGAATATTCACCAGAATTAAATGTTTGTAATTCATCATCAAAAGTAATTGGAGCCACATTCTGTTTTTTCTCTTCTGCTGTAGGAGTTGCTTTTCTTTCGTAACTACTGGATTTTTCCGTCTGTGTTTTGGATGTATCTGCTGTTTTCTCTGTTTTAGATGAATACCAGCCAATTAGAATAAACACAAGGCAGATAAAACCAAAATAGTTTGCGCATCCCCCTTTTTTCTTTTTCTTGGTAGCTGTCGTCTGTGTTGTGTACTGTGGTTTTGGTGCAGAATATGTTTTAGGTTTTTCGATATTCTCAATAGTTGTTCTGGTCTTGTTTGCTTCGCCCCTGTCGCAATTATCCATTACACTCTTTTCTAGCATATACCATTCAACAACATACTGTTTCTTGAAATACCTCTCCGCAATCTCTGTTGTAAATTCCTTTGCCTGTTCATATGCGGAAGAACCTGTTGATAAGCAAATTTTGAAAGGCTTTGCATATTTCGGAATTGAAAAAGCAACTTTCAACTGTACTCTCCCTAAATCGTCTGGTTCTTCCTTATCATAATTCAATACAAAATCCATAGGATTTGCTTCAAGTAACAAATTTCCTTTGTAGTAAACCTCAATATTCGCTTTTGAAGCCTTGATTCTCATAGAATCCAACATCTCAATGTCGTATTCCTTTTGCTTTTGTGGCGGTTCCTGTGTTACATTTCCCTGTGTTATCGGGAATCCACAGTTCGGGCAGCTTGCCGCTTTATCACTTATTTCCTTGCCGCATTCTGGACATTTAATCAGTGCCATAAATATCCCCCTCCTTAGTATGATACCCATATTGTACCACTTTGGGACGCATTCTGAAAGTCCTATTTCGCTTTTCTATCAATTTCCGCAGTCACAGCAAACAAAAGAGCTTCGGCAAATTTTGCGCCGACCGAATCGGAGTATTTATCGTGAATCTGATTTGCTTCCATGGTGAGATTTTCCCACTTGGGAATATCGTCCTTTGAGATAAAGGCGTACTTCTTGTGGAGATTCCATATTTCCTGCCAGATTGAAAAGTAAGTCTGCTTAAAGTCCATCAGCGTAAAGCACTCCATGATACTTCACAAATCTGTACTCTTGCTGAATTTCCGGGTACCTGTTCCGATCTACTTTTCCGTAGAACATTTTTGATGGTCTGGCATATAATTTCTTACCACCGTACAATGCCCTGTATATCACCAGGGCTTCTCCTGTTTCCGTATGTTGAGCGAATCCAACAATCTTATACAAATACTCGTTGTTGCGTGGCTCCTTGATGGTTTCTCTCTTAAAGTGTTGTACAATATCTCCTGGTTCAAATAATGGTCTGTTCATTATATTTTCACATCTCCTTTTCGTTAATACCACTTCTCCTTCAGTTGATTAATCGGCGTGCCGGCAACTCCGGCGCTTTCTACGCTGTCTGTTGCCTTGAAAAATGCATTCGGAATTTGTGGATACATAAACTCAAACATGAGATAATTTGCTGCATCGCAAAGATATTCTGTGTTCCCAGTCTCACGATACTTTTTGATGCACATATCGTGGGATTCCAAGGCGTTTACCAACTTCTCACCGAAATTATCCTTTGCTGTGCCATATTTGTAAAAGCTTACCTCACACCTGTTCTGGCGTAATTCATCGAAACGGTCTGAATATTCTGTTCGAAGTTCTGTTCCTATTTGACTCATATGTTTTAATTCTCCACAATTAATTAATTTCTTTGCTCAAAAATCAATTTTCTTGGCTTGCGCCTATATTTTATCTGGCGAGAAGTTTTGAAACGGATTTGATTATTTTATCGCAGTAATTCTTTGTCAATAATCTGGAAGTTTGCCCTGTGTATATAAAGAGCTTTTCCGTCAATCATTAACTTTGTCATTTTAGGTAGATCGTCCGGGATTTTCCAGAACACTTCGTTACCAGAATATGCGGCTATTGGCTGTCCAAGTTGAGACTTGATTACTACAACCCTGGATTTCCCGAAATAATTTTTATAATAATTCACAATCCCGGCTATGTATGTGTTCTCTGAAATCTTCCCAGTTGAATGGCTAATTATATCCTCCTGGGTAAAATCAACCTCTGGCTTCAATCCTTTTTGCTCAAAAATACAAGTATCACCACAGCTTTCAATTTCTTTACCGTCAATCAGAATTGTAATGACAGAAGATACATCATAGCTGGTTGTTTCATTACCCTCACTATCGTAGCCCTTGGATTTGGTTTTATTCCCGGCAATGTTGATCTTGTCCCCAGTGGTAGTCATAACCTTCTGGCCGTAGTTATCATAGGTATAGATTGTGTAGCTGTTTCCAGAAAGATTTCCTTTCACGTCATTCATGTAATCGTCATTCGCTGCACAGCCTGTTAGACCTGTGATAATGCAAATACAGATAATGGTTGCCAATAGTGCTTTGATTCTTTTCATAGTGTGTCCTCCCTGTCCTCAACTTTCATTAACAAATTTTTCCGTATGTAGCCAGACATGAAATGCGAATAATGGTGATCTGTGTACTCACTAAATGAAGTGCCGAAATATTCATCAATCACTTTCATGTATGTTTCAATCTCAACATTCTGGAAGTAATCTGGATTTGGCCCGAATCCAAACTTGTCCAGGATATTATCCAAAGCGTCTTGATTGATTTTTATGTGTGGCTTCCTGGTTCGTTCTTCGTACCTCTTGAAGAAATATTTTGATATTACCAGGAAGCGGTTGGTTGTATATGGGCTTGTCGTATATCCTAGTTCTTCAATCCGTACTGAAACCTGGTTCTTGAATGCAGACCAGTTAAAAGATTTACGGTCTATTGGAGTATATTGGATGTTCTCCTCGGTCAACATATTTTTGATATGTTGAGAATTGAACCACTCGTTAGAGTGGTATGCATTTTTCTTTTCTTTTTTTAACTCCGTAGGAGATGTAGTATCTGATATAGTATTTTCTGAATGATAATTTTTGTTAGTATTCTCTGGTAATGCTTCACCCGAACTGTCTTTGTGCATTTCGTCATTTTGTCTATGCCTTTTGTCATTCTGTCCAGATGCACATTGGCTATTTGTCTTTTGGTTTTCCTTTACTATACCATTTAATATGTTTTCAAGAACATCTTCATTAATGGAATACCATTTTGTACGGTCTCTTTGGTCTTTATTATAATTTCCAGTGATAACAATTCCGGAAGAAATTAAACTTTTAAAAGCTCTTTCTATAGTTTTTGTAGACCACCATGGGAAATTATTCTTTTGCCATTCTTCCATCGTGTTAAAAGTCCAATATCTTCCATCATAATAATTTCTTTGCAATTTTTCATTTATTTCAAGCCAGTAATAAATTTGGCGTAAAACAATGGCTTCATTTAGCCCTAATTTTACTGCTAAATCTGGTTTGATGATAACGCTTTCTTTGCTGGATAAAAAAAGATCTGATAATTTACCTTTCATATTAGATAACCTCCTTGTTGGTCGCAGGCACTCTCCGTATTGTGCCAGAATCCTTGATTTATAAAAACAGTGGACAGGCGTATCAAGGTTTACGCTTTTCGGGAGCTACCCTAGCCCACTGGTTTTACCGAAATTATTTGTTTCTGCTCTTATTCATCATGTCACGCATGGTGCCGAGAATAAACTCATATGTTGCCCGGTAATCATTGTGTCTCCCATTTGCCATTGCGCCTTTTAATTCTTCAAGCATCTCCACAAAAGAACCGATGTCTTGAAATTCTACATTGTAATCAATAAAAAGATAATTTGTGTTATTGATATCAGCAATTCTATTTATATACTCTTTGATTCCTCTTTTTTTCATCAATCCTGGCGCAACCATATTTTTATGGTCGACATATACGAAACGCTGATATTTTGAAAATGGGCTTTTTATAGCACAAATATAATTTTCCATCTTTTTTTCTCCCAGAATTTAAGCTACTTCCAAATAAGCAATATCCTTGAACATTTCCAGACGCTTTTTGCAGTCCTTGTAAATGTCTTTGTAATGCTTGTTTTCGTCAATACCAGCCTGTATACAATGAAGAATAATATTTTCCGCAACAGTAAGGTTACTTAACTGCTGTGCGGTTGCATTGTCCCTTCCAGAAACTCCGCATATTTTATTTGCTAATTTTGTATATATAATATACATTTTGTCGGAATGTTCAGAACCTTGTAGTTTTGCGTATTCAACAAGGCTTTTCAAGACATCTGTTTCGGCTTTTCTGGTGAGCTTTCCTTGTTCTCTGGTTTGAATCCAGTTTTTACTTTGGCGTTCAAAAATAAACTGCTGCATTAAATAAAACTGTCTGACAAGTTCTTTCTTAAAATTTCGTGTAATTTCACTATTTCTCAAATAAGTCATAAGAAGAGTAGCTTGTTGCTGATTTAAAATGTAAACTTTTTCTTTTTGACCGCTAGACAAAGGTTCCATTTCAAATCGAACCTTTCCAAAATCTTCAAAATCGCTTAAATACTTCTGTATAACAGCGGTTATCGAATGATGTTTATTGTTTGTCCCAACAGCTATTATTTTACTGCTTGTGAACACTTGATTATTCCTTACGCTTACAATTTCCATATGTTCTCCTTTCTTTCGCAACTGTATATGCAGGCAGGATAAAATAAAAAAGAGCCGCCAAGTAAGATAAAAATTCCTCAAAATCGAGAAATATTAATTTCTTCTTAGCGGCTCAAAAAATCAAGACCGTGTGTACTTCTTCATTGAAGAAATTATACCACACAATCAGTCAAAAATCAATATGCCGGGGACGGTTTGAAACGGCTATCGGTGTCATTCTGGGCTTTTGTTACTGCTTTCGCAATCTCGCTTCCGTCAAGAATAATACTGTTCATAATGTACTGCGGATTCTTGTTTCCACTGTTCATACTCATTGCCATTGCAACTCCCTGTGCTACTGCTTTTGTCATTTCTTCTTTTGTAAGTCCCATGCTTCCGCCCGAACTAGAAACAATGCTGTCTGCGATCTTCTTCATGGTTCGTGGATTTTCCAGCGGAAGAACAGCTTCAGAACCAGCTTCACCGATACCAATTACCTGTGCGCCGTTGAAAAGGCCACCTTTGGCGTACCAATCAACACTAGAGTTCCATCTCCATTTGTGGGTATTACCCTCTTGCCAGTTAGTATAATTCATTTGCAAATGTGGCGTTTTTATATGAACAGATTCTATTCCACGTTTAAAATCATTCATCGCATTTAGCCCAACAGAATAGAGTCCCGAAAAATTTCCATTAATAGTTTTTCTGATTGAAGAAAAAACTCTTGCAACAGACGACATATTATTTTCGGCATAAGTAAGCATTTTGCCAGTTTCCGTATCAACTTTTCCAGAAGCTTTTTCCCAAATCTGGTTTGTATTGATAAGAACAGAAGACCAATAACTTTGAATGGTTGTCATAACTTTACCCATTACATCTTTTGTATCGGTGTCCATGGTTCCGAGGGCTGTCGATACAGCACTTGCAGAATTTCCCCAATTGGTTTTAGAGTTGGTTTCAACATCATCATTTGTGTTCTTTATCTTTGACCAAATAGAAGGCATTGTGTTTTCTGTGCTTTTTTTCATCCCAGCCATTGCAGTGCTTACGGCAGTGTTAGCAAGTCCAAAACCAGTTTTTGTCTTGGATGATACGGAGCTAGAAGCATTTGCAACAGCGGTAGTAATACCTCCCACTGCTGTTTTCACAGATGTATTCATTCCATCGAAAGAATTCTTTGCACTTGTTTCCATTGTAACAACTGCATCTGGAAAATCTTTTCTGAGTTTTTCATCTAATTCATCTAACGGAACGCCAGCATTTTTTAATGACGTATAAACTGCGTCTAGTGCTTCTTCTGTATTAGCATATGTTCTTCCAGATATTGCACTATCAAGAGCATCTTTAGCAGTTAAGTAGTCTCCACTAAATTGCTCGGAACTAAGACTTAAAAGATAAAGTTCGTCTTTCAAATCAGATATACTGATTTTGGTTGTGTCAAATTTTCCAGCTGATTCAGATACACCATCTCCAAGGGCTACAGCTTTATCAGTCATATCTTCCAAAAATCCAGTTGATACACCCGCCTGTGCGCCGTATTTCTCGAGAATTTTTTTTGCATCTTCGGTTGATACGCCGAATTCTCCAAGTTTCTGAATGAAACTATCGTACATTTCAGAATTTGATTTTCCAGCACTTTCATCTGCTTCAATTAACTTCCAAAGCTCTTTTGCTTGATCTTGCGTTATCTTATGAGCACTTTCCATCTCACCTGTATAATCATGGAGATAACCACCTGTTTGTGATAGAATTCCATTTCCACCTTGCGCAGCTTCTGTAATACTTGCAATTCCTTTAGCAAGTTTAACAGATAATGCCGTTGCAACAAATACAATCCCAGCGGTTCCAAATATAGTACCAAGCGTTGAAGAAAATGAAGATAATCCACCTGTAGCCGCCGTTTCCGCTGCTCCACCAATATCACCGATGATAGTAGGAAGAGAAGATGCGGTATCAAAAGGGAAATTCAAAAGTTTTGATGCTAATGAACCGATTCCGTTAGCAAAGGAAAAGATTTTGGTGGCAATATCCTTGGCTATTTTGATTGTAAACAATGTTCCAAATGCTGCACCAACTTGTTTTATAAATTCTGGATCAATTCCACTTAATTTTTCAGCCAGCCAATTAATTGCATTTGCAATACCGTTAATTAAGTCCGCTCCGATATTAATTATTCCTTCAAGCCCGGTAATCAACGCATCTGCAAATCCCTCTGCAAATGGTTGGAATGCAGACCATAAATTTCCAAGAGCAGTTCCAACAGCATTCCAATCAACCTTATCAATAAAATTCTGTATTGAGGTTTTTACACGGTCAATACTGCTCCAAATCCAATTCCAATCAACATCAATAATCCCAAAATTATCAAGTGCGGTTACAATTCCGGCTAATCCAAGTGCCATCGACGCATAAGGATGTTTTGCCAATAAAGCAAGTCCTTTTCCTAATGGGCTGTCTTTTCCAATGATTCCACCAATAAAGGTTAATCCTTTGAATCCAAGGATTGCAATGGAGATTTGTCCAAGTCCTTTTCCAATTGCCTGTGCAGTTTCCGGGCTGATATTTTTTATTGCATCAGCAATAGAGTTTAATCCTCCAGGAAGTGTTGTATTGATGAAATTTTCTCCAACATCAAGTAAATCTTTGAAGAAGTCAACAATTCCCTGCCCAACATTTTGTGCGAATGGCGCAAGTGCATCCCAGAAGTTCTTCAATGCCGAATTAAGTTCGTCCCAGTGAATGTTGTTTCCGAAATTTGTTAATGCGTCAACAAGTTCCGGAATTGCACTATTCATTGTCCATGTACCTACCGGCACTAAGAATTTCTCATAGAAATCCATAAGACCAGTCCAAACAAATTTTGTTGGCTTTTGAAGCATTGTAAAGAAACCGGAAAGCGAGCTATTCAGTTTACCCCAATTGATTTTATTTAGTAAATCATTCGTAATATTAAAGAATCGAGGAAGCCCGGAATTGTCAGATAACATCCATAATCCAATTGGTTTCAGATAATTATTCCACAAATCTTTCAGAGCTGTAATAGAGAAGTTTCCAAGCTTGCTAAGACCTTCATCATAAAGTTTCTTGATTGATGCAGTTGTTGGTTTAGTCGCTTTACGAATTTTTTTAAATACAGCTACAATCTGATCAGCGGTATCATTTGCCTTATTATTCATTTCTTCAAAAGCTTTATCCCATGCAGCTTGATACTCTGACAGGGCTTTATCTAATGCAGCATCTAGTTCTGGAAGATGTGTACTTCCACCGCCACCACTTCCAGAAGAACCGGAAGCGGTGGATGTTTTTGCATCATTCAGCTGATTCAATTCATCAAAAGAAAGAACAGATAAGGATTTTTTTAATTTCTTCGCATTGTCATTTGTTTTGTCAAGCCCGGAAGCTGCATCTTCTGTACTATCTGCAATACTTCCCATATCAACTGCGGCACTTCCTGTGGAAGCAACATAATCGGACATTTTGATACCCAAAAGTCTTCCAACCCACGAAAAAGCTCTCTGAATTGCAATAACAAAGGCGTTCATATATGGAAGAACCTTTGAGATAATTGGAATGAATAATGAACCGATAGTTCTTGAAAGTGCTGAAAAATTAGATTGCAGTAATCTTAATTGGTTTGCCGGCTGATTTATCGTATTAGCCAGGTCACCCCATGCATACTTTGAACTATTCAAGATTGTTATAGTTCTCAGAATAGCCTTGTCCGATTGGCTTAGACTTGATACAGTAGCGTCAATTCCAAGGTTATAAAGTTCCTGTTGTAAATTTGCTACACGGATATTAATACCATATTTATCAAGTGCTCTGCTCATTCCGGCTATGCCAGAAGCCATATCATTCCAAACATCGTTGAATTCAAGATTTTTTACAGAAGCAAGGTCTGCTCCGATTTCTGTTAAAGCTTGTGAAACCTTGGTTGATGCATCTGCTGTTGCCCCCATTGATGATGCCATCTGTGCATAAGTAGCTTGATAGTTCATCGTTTGGTTTGGATCAAGTCCGAGGCTCGTGCCTTTTGTTCTAGTCAGATCACCTGCATCTGATACTTCAAATCCAGTCATTTTTTTTGTCAGTTCTTTTGCACGTTTTTCAAAAGAACCCACATATTCCTCTGCGGATTTTACTCCTGCATTCTGCCACTTGCTCACGTCCAATCCGTCTGTAACTTGTTCGAATGCAGAATTGAAATAGTTCAATGTTTCAACATAATCAGATGCGGACTTTACAGAATTCCAAAGTGCTTTAATTCCTCTTGTCACAGTAAAAAATTTTGCATATAAACTAGCAAGCTGTGAAGTTAATGAGCCAGTCTTTCTTGTGGTTACAGTTGCGGTATTTCCAAAATTAGCTAGTGCAGAGCTTGCAGAGCCAATCATGGAAGATAATTTTCTTCCTGCATTTCCAAGTCCATTTGCGGCATTTGATAATCTCGAAAATGAATTCGTAATAGAATTTGTGGCTTTATTTATTTTCTCACTTGCAGTAGCTAACTGTGCCAAAGCTTCTGTCATTCTTACTGTGTTTTCGTTGATTTTTGGTGCGGTTTTCATTACATTGAAGAATGACAATACTTCATTTGCTAGTGTTCCAAGTTGTCCAGAAGATTGAGAAATTTTACCGCCAGCACTTGCCAATTGTGCAATTGACTGAACAAACCTATTTACGGAATCTGAAATTCCATCAACACCAATAAAGCTTTCTGTGATAAATTTCAAGCTACTTCCCAATGCAGGTAATTCAGCGGATACATTCGCAATATATTCACCGGAATTGGCTAGTCTAGCCATTGAATTAACAAAACGATTAACACTTGCAGATACATCCGGTATTGCCGATAATCCAGATAACTGAGTGATTATCTCGCCAAGTTTCATAGAATTAAAATTACTAATATCTACCTGGCTAAATCTGCTAATGGAATTAATGATTGCGTTCAAACCGGAAGCTTTATAATTAACAGTTCCCATGGCTCTTAAAGAATCTGAAAACTGTTTCATTCCATCGGCAATGCTTGTCATTTGCCCTGCATCAATTTCTTTAAGTTTTCCGGTAACTGCATCTTTAATTCCTGTAGTATCTACATCCAGAGTGACTTTTACAGCGTTATATTTCAGTTCAGCAACTTTATTGATTGCCTTCTGAATATCCATTGTTATCTTATCCGTATTGATTTTTACATCAATAGGGAGCTGACCGTCCGTACCTTTTAATGCGTCATTAAGTCTTGTTTTTACCTGTTCAGCGAGCTGCTGAGTGGAATCGACAGCCATTCCCCATACTTTGTCCGATGCTTTTGAAGCGTTTTCTCCATAAAGCGATTCTATTGATACTGGCTTTATTGATTCTCTAACTTTTTTGATATTTTCAAGTATGGTAATCAGCTGATCTGCTGCATTTATAGTATCTCTTGGTACAAGAGTTGGGAATCTATCTGCTAATTCTTGCCAGGATTTGTCAAGTGTAATGCCTTTGGTTGCATCTGTAACAACCTTATTCAGATTGTTTTTCAGAATCTCAGAAAATTCGCCTTTACCAAGGTCGGCTTTTAGCATATCGGAAACATAGATTTTCTTGTTTTTGAAGTAATTATTGAAATCAATCCATTCTTGTTCTGCTCCATCTAAGTAGCTTCCAAGATTGGCTTTTACTACACTTCCGCTTTTAAGAATCGTATTTCCAATTTCTTCAACAATGCTTCCAACATTTCCAGAGATTTCTTTCCCATCAAAAGACTGTGCCATTTCTTTTGCAAGTTCGTTCATTTGAGATCGAACTTTTGAAGCAGCACCGCCTTTTAAGTTAAAGACTTCAATCAATTGCTTTGAAATGGAAGAGGTGTCAATTTTAATATCACGTACTGTTTTATCAATGGCGTATTGCAGTTTTTGTGTTTGATCTCCACCCTTGATATCCAAATCAATACTAATCTTTTGATTCTGAAGATTGCTAAGGTTGATTTTACTAAGTGTGTTTAATTTTGAAATAGCACTATCAAGCCCAGAAGTACGAACATTGCCTAGAGAATTAAAGGCAGACGTAACATTCCCAAGTTCCCTTGCATAGCTACGCAGTCCGTTTGTATTTACTCCGCTTAATGCGGAATTTACTTTTGTGAGTTTATTTGAAAGATTAGTCAGTGCACGTACTGCTTTTTCTGTACTACTGCTAATTTGTATATCAAGGGTATCAATGGTATTGTCAGCCATTTTATTTATCCCTCCTTTTTTTACAAAAAAATAAAGGGCAGACAAGACTTATTCATCCTGCCTGCCCTTTTCATGGTTAAGCTCAAAGTTCGCCTGCATGAGTTGCAAGCTTGCCAAAAGTGCGTTTCTCTGTTTTTTCTTTTCTTCTTCGGAAAGTATGCCCTCCTGTTTACGCTTTTCTTCCTCTGCTGATTCCAGTAAAGGTTTCTTCAAATACTCTGCTTTGGATTTTTTCCCCATTAAAGCATTTGCAACAGCTGTGAATGTGGCTGATGTTTCATAAATGCCAGCTTGCCAGAGTTCAGCGTCTTTCCTTTTTTGGCGTATCTTTTCAGCTTCTAGATAAGGTTTTAATTCAGCTGGCGTAGAATCCATAAATTCTTCTTTAGATACACCAATAGAGAGGTATAAAGGAAGAATCTCTTGGTAAACAGCTTCTCGAAAAGTTAATTTTTCTTTTTGTGATCCTGCGGAAGCTTCGTTGCATTCTTCTCCACTGCCTGTGCTTCTGCTACTGCATTCAGCAGACCGGATAAAAAACCATTTTTCTCCAATTCTTTATCGAGAAGTTGGTATAAATCAAATCCGCTTTTCGGATTTTCCTCAGTTCCTTCATCTTCGTAATCATCCAAAAGGTCACAGACTTTATTAAGAACAGCTTCTTTTTCAGAATCACTTTCATACCCAAACTCTTCCTTGTGCTTCTTTTGAAGTCCAGCAAGAAGCAGTTCCGGGAGAAGAGAAATCATCTTCTGAAGGCTTCTCTCTTTTCCATCTGTAATCCCCTGCACCTTATCCAGCACATCTGTTTTTGTAAGAAGTCCGTATCCAAATACAACCTTATATTCTTTTCCATGTACATTAAAAGTTACCATTTTATAATCCTCCCATTAAAAACATCATTCTGATTTTGTAAGAGCAACTTTTGTTTCAAGTCCCTTGTAATCTGTGATAATAAGGGAAATAGACATTGTTGCAGCTTCATTCTGTCCAACTTCTGGAAGTGGAATCTCACGTCCACACTCAGCTGTAACAAAGAATGCATCTGCCATATCCGGGAAAACAACCTCAAACCATGTTGCAAGTCCAGTTTCTTTTGCTGTCTTAGATGCACTATAAAGTTCCTTAATCTGCTTAACAGATTTATCTGGATCCATGATAAATTCGATTTCCCATGTACCACCAGTATCCTGTCTACCAGCTGCATATTTTGTGATATAATCTTCCAATGCTGATACGTCAATCTGCTCTGTATCAAGTGAAATTCCACCAATAGAGCTTGCAAGCTCAAGTTGCTTAAAAGTTGTAGGCTTTACGCCTTTTTCGGTTTCAACTCCATAACCAAAAGTCACGCCTAATGTTGTTAAACGGCTCATTATTTCTCCTTTCTACCTTTAACTCTTTAAGGTCAGCAATTTTTTTCAAACAAAAAATCGGTAATATGCACGTAACCCTGTGCCGGGAGATAGCGGATCACCGCCTTTCTACTCTTCTTTTCCAGACTGCTTAATAAGCTGATTTACATAAGTACTTAATCCAGCAACGATAATTCCTTGTGTAATTGCAGTAAACAGTGCCATCGCAACTTCCTGTGAACCGGAAACTGTAGATGTTGCAAAAACATAAAGACCGCAAATTAACATGCCGAGAATTCCTAAAATCATCGGAATAAATTTGTCAGAAATATTTTCTGATTTTTTAATCATTACCCCGATAAAATAAAGAACTACAACGACAATAAGTAATTCTGGCTTTACATAACTTAAAATCTGATCCATAATCTCACCTCGCTTTCGTTTTAGGCATAAAAAAAGAACGTCTATGCGTTCATTGGTTTTAAAGTAATTTTCCTGTATATATCCGGCTGTATCGACTCACAAGCTTTTTGATTCCACTGTCACCAAAAAACATAGGTTCCGGTCCGTATGTACGGCGGAATCCCATGCTTACCATAGCTTTGTGACTTATCTTGTCCAATTCATACACTCTGGTTAGTGCTTTGCTCCCAGATGTGAAGCAATTTACTTGAAACGATGGCATTGTTGCGCATTCATCCCCTTCAAGGTCACCTCTTGTAATTGGATTCCCAAGCATATAAAGCTGTGCATATGCTTTTTTACCGGAAGCATTTGTTTCACTGCCATCCATGGAATAATTGTCTGCGCCAGTAATCTTAGAAACAGCCGCTCCCCATCTTGAAAAAACTTCTAATACAGGAGATTCTATTGTGTCTGGCATATCTGTCACCTCACAATAAAAAAATGCACTCACCTTTATAGTGAACGCATTGCATTTTATACTACAATTTAACACTGTAATGATAACATAATTGTTTAGTATCATTCAGTATATTATGGTATCTTCTTTAAGAAGAGAACACCTCTTTGGCAATTTTACGGATATTCTGAATGATTTCTACACTGGCTTTATACATTGGCATTGTAGCTTCTGTACCGTAAGAACGTACCCATTCGCCAGAATCGGCATAATAAACCCACGATTCATTCTTTCCTTTTCCCTGTCCGTAAGAACCGATTGTATAACCAAATTCTTCTCCTTTTGGATGTGGACTGGAACCGGCTGAACCATTGTAGTGAATACCTGCGCCGAATTCTATAAATAAAAGGTTTATTCCTTCACATATTAAGTGTGCTTCCGCATAATCTCCAAAACTGTTAATTTTGATATAAGTATTATGGCTCTTATCGGAATCGCCTTGTGCTGCCAAAATATTTTGGTCAATAACTGGAATCCCTAATTCACATAATCTTTTTATGAAAATTTCATTTTTGTTCCTTAAAGAATTTTGATAATTTCTTATTTCATTAATAGCTTTTTGGATTGATTTCTGCGATAAGGTACACTTTATTGTCTTACCCATCCTCATTTCCTCTCTTGGAAATTCCGTATCTGGCAATATTGCCTTTTTGTGTGTCTAAAATCTTCTTTAGTGTGTAGTCTGGCAATACTGTGGGCTCTCCATTTTCATTTAAAATAAGGCTTCCGTCCTCTCTTATTTGTGGGATTCTATCTATCCAAAATATGTCCGCTTCCTGTGGATGAAAATTTCGATTAAAGCTTGTAATGTACCTATCATAATCTGGCACTATTCCGGCTGCGATTTCTTCCGGCGTTCCGGCTGTGGATGATACGGAAAAATAGTATAAAACTGGCTTCTCATAAACTTTAATACGGTCTAATCCTTGTGTTTTCTCGGATATTCGTGACCAATATACCTTTTGCTTTTGACGGACTAATCCTCTCATATTTCCTCTCTTTCTTAAATTTGGTTGCTTAACTAAAGCCCTTTTTAGCTAATTAGTAAAATTTTTAAGTTGACTTGATATAAATGTCGCCATTCTTATTGCACCATTTTCATTTGGGTGAATAAAATTTTCATCTTCATTTTGACAATAATTAGAAATGTTATATTTATTCCACCCGCACGCCGTCGTAAGGTCAATATACGGCATTCCATAATATTCACATCTGTCTATTATTGCATTCGCAAAATCTCTAATAGTATTTCCATTTGAATTAACCATTCCGTCTTCACTTCCGGCTTTATTAAAAAATGATTCACTGTTTTTCCTTTTTCCTATAACTGGTGTTATAAAAACAATTCGCTTTTGTGGGAATTTAGTCATAAGAGAAGGAATTAGTAAATTTAATCCACCATAAAAAGTACCAGTAAAAGACGAATCTTTATCGTCTGTATTTACATCTGTTGGTTTTCCTATGACTCTATCTTGTCCAAAATCATTTGTTCCACCCATTACGGTTAAAATATCAAAATCTTCTGTTAAGGTATCAATATAATCTGTACAAGCCAATCTCATCAATCTATCGCCAGGATATCCATGTTTAATAACTTTATAAAATCCACATTCATTTTTTACATATGGTTGCCATTTTCCTTGTGCTGTTATGCTATCGCCATACGTCATTAAGATTTTTCCATTAAACATTTTATTGATATTTGGTATTGATGTTTCAAATGGTATGAATGATAGTCTATCTTTACCAGCAATAAAATCTATCTTAGTTTTTTCACCAAAAATCAAAAATGATGTAAATACAGATGTCGGGCCGCTAATTCTAATGTAATTTACATTAATATTATTGCTGATGATACTAGCAACATTGTTATAAAATATATTGCCAGTAATATATCGCTTATTTTTATCATAAAAAGCATAATATATATTTCCTGCTTTTGAAAATACATTTGAGCTATTCAAAGCATAGCAATAATATTCAATAGATGGGTTAGTTTTAATAAAATCAGAGCAGCACCAATCAGTATACGCAGTTTCTTCACCAGTAGTTTGATTGATGTAATAATTTTGTTTGATTTTTCCATCGAACAAATTTACTGATTGAATTATTTTATTGTCTAAATCTTCCTTTAGCGAACCAATAGCTTCTCCAGTTGCTTTTGCTTCTGCAAGCCCACCTTCTATAGTCAATGTAGTGTCTGGTTGTGATACACTCTGAATGTCCTTAATAGCTTGTTCTTTTGCAGAATTTACATTTTGAACAGCTTCCGCAGATGTGTTTTTAGTAAGCTCCAAAAGCTGATTTATAACATCTTTTTCTTCCTGTCCTATCTGTGGTTGATCAATCTCGATACCCTCTAGCACTGGTACTTCCGCTATTGCGGTATTCCATTCAACACTAATATTTGAATCGGAATCCGTTTTAACAGCGCAAACAATAAAACGTACCGTTCCCATATACCTTGCTGCATTTCTTCCAATCAACCAAGAAAAAGTTACATTTTCGCCATCTACAGCTACATCATCACAAATGTATTGGTCTTTGATAGAAACATTAAAATCCACACTGCTTACGTTTTCAAAGTTAATTCTGACTGAAAATTTGGATAAATCAAGATTATCTCCTACAATTTTGGGACATGAAAATTTAATACGTTCTGCATTCTTGTCAGATTGTACACCACCAACTACGATTGTAGAGGGCACGAAAATAGCCCTTGTCTTAGCGTCAATTGTGCATATATCGGATTCTTCAGAAAGCAAATTAACATCTTCTTTTGTGTCCATAAGTAAATCAAGTGCTGTTGCCATGTTCTACCCCCTTTGTGATACTTTGGTTTTACCAGTAGTTATAATGTATTTTCCGTTATCTTTCACTCCGGTGACAGATACAGAAAAATAATCCCAAGTAAGGGCTTCCGGCGGAATTTCACATTGATTGTTCTTCAGTATTACTGGGTATTCTTTTTCCATTCTCCAAAATGAAGCAGCTATTTTACATCCGTTCCACTCTTGAGAAAAGATAAACAATGCTTTAAGATATCCAGTCGTGCCCTTTACCAGCCCAGAGAAATCACACTTGGGATCTGGATAAATCCTTTGATTATTTACAATAAATCTTAATACTCTCATGCAATCATCCTTTCCATTCCAACAGGCGAAACGTATGTAAATTGGTTTCCCAAAACATCTCTGGCTGTGCCAATAACAAACTGTCCGTAGTCTGCCAGAATATTGCATACAAATTCCTCTGCATCCACCCAATATCGTTTCTTGACCATGCGGTGAAGCTCTGACAGTAAACCATAGCTGAACATTACACAATGCCCTAATTCATGAATAAATACACGATTTAGAAGTTCTCCATGTAGGTTGTTCGCAATCGAAATAATATGGGTGGAATAATCCGATACTCCAAGTGTTCTGCTTCCTGTGCGGTCAATCAAAACATTATCATTGGAAGAAACAAAGCGAACTCTCCATAAGTCCCCGTTCATATAGAATTGTTTCAGCATGGTTTCTCACCATCCTTTCTACGAAAAAAGCCCCTGCCGCATTAATTTGCGACAAGGACTTAATTCATTTATTGCTTTAGTTCATCTGCTGTACAAGACGTGTCAGGTCAGCTTTCATTGACTGTCTGAGCGTTGCATCTGCATCAGACCACATTTCCGTGAGATTACGGATAATGTCAGATGTGTACTCCTTCATGGAATCGTCCATTTTTCTTTTAGATTCCGTGTCTTTGGAATCATGATAATGCCTACGATTCTCATCGTATCTATCATAGGATTCGCCGTATCTGGATTTCTTCCGATTCATGTCACCCATTTCCATATCACTACGGTCTGGATGATATCCCATGCGGTACATATTACGTTCAAACTCTGGATTGTTTAAATACTCGTCCATCCAGTCATCGTCTTCCATGTACAGATATGGTCTATAACCTTTTCTGGTTCCCCTACCTTTTGGAGCGAAACGCCCATTTGAATAGCGGTAACGGTCATATCCCATGCGTCCAAGATACTTTTCTTCCTGTTCGCATTCATCCATAGCTTCCACAATGCGATAATCTTTATCAGCGCAAATCGCACATTTTACTGCTTCCATGCAGTCTTTCAAATCGTCCCAATCTTGAGCACTGAGATTATCAAAGCCATGTGTTTTGGCTTTTTCCATAGCCCATTTTCCCATTTCCATTGCAACTTTATGCATTACAGTGCCCCCTTTCTAACAGCCTGTGTAACAGGTGCGTCTGCTGTTGGGGCTGTACCATTGATTGCAGTCAAATTGTTGTTCGGACTACAAGCCGGATTTCCTAACATTTTGAACGCTCCACCAGTAGCACTTGTTGCAACTCTGGTTGCATATTTTGTTCTGGTTCTTACTCCACACGCTGTAACCTGTGCGCAACAACGATTCTCTAACGGATACAAGGCTGTTCCTGTTCCTATCTGAATCATTACTGGGGCGGTAATTGTGGTTGTATTCGGAATAGACTGTGCTAAAACAATGCAGTATTTTTCTCCATTATTGTAGCTTCCTTCCGGGATAGTAACCACAAGATTTCCACCTGTGAATGCAATTGCAGTAGACAGCACAAGGTGATTACAGAGCTTACAAACATTCTTACATGCCATATTTTTTACCTCTCAATCAATAAGAGGTGAGCCGCAACCCACCTCTTAGAATTAGTCAACCTCTAAGGGTGAGTTACTTAGCAACAACCATTACCATATGTATTGCATCCTGCGTATGCATATGGAGCCGGAACCTGGAATGCAGGAATCGGAGCCGGATTGATTGCATTGATTAACTGCTGTGTCTGAGAAGCCATTGCAGTTGTGAGCAATGCAGACTGGCGATCCTGGGATGCAGCACGTTTCAGATCAGAATTCTCTGCCTGTAATGTTGCAATCTTATCCTGTGTTAAAAAGTCTAACAGCGCACGAGTGTTGCTGTTCTGATTTTCCAGAAGGTCTCTGGTGTTATTGTTCATTGTGTTCTGCAATGCACAAGTGTTGGTAGCCAGGTTATAGTTGATGCCCTGGATGGCTTCTCTTGTTTCGCAGCAACAATTTGCTAACTGAGACTGTAATGCATTGGTATTCTGCATACCGGCTACAGTATCAGCATTGATTGCCTGCTGAACGCCATTGAAACCTTGAAGCATTCCAACGTTCACGCCGTTGAAGCCGCTCTGCATGGTATTGTTAAGCGCATATGTACTGTCACAAATACCCTGCTGAACACCTCTAATGCCATTCTGAATATCATTCAGAGCAAAGCTCTCATTGATATCTGAACGGGTAGCCCATCCTTGGAAACCTGCACCATTTGTACCGTTTCCGCCATTGCCGCCCCAGCCGCCAAAGCCGCCGAAACCGCCCCAGCCGAAGATTGCGAAAATAAGGACAAGCCAGATAAGGGAAAAACCATCGCCGCCCCACATGTCATTTGCACGGTTATTAGAGCCTGTAGCGGCTGCAATGTCGCTAAGACTATAATTTGAACCATTCATCATGTTTTTAGTCTCCTTAAATTTTATTTACAATAGGAGACATCCGCGGCTGTCATCCCAAATTGTAGCGATTCTAAATCACCCAATTATGGGGAAGTTATTTCATCCCTAAAAATTTTTCTAAAATTCCTTCAGGAGAAAAATTCTTTTCTTTAAATATATTTTGCTGAACTTGGTGTAGTTGTTCTGTATCGCCATGTTTGTATAAATCCAGAGCATTTTTTAATGTTGGATTATTTCCAGCAAATTTACTCATATCGTTCATCATGTTATCAACACTTCCGAACCTTTGAGAAATCATTTTCTGAATTTTTTGTTTCATTATTGTATTTGGGTTGAAATTCATCTCTGATTACCTCCCTTCTGTGTCTTGGGCGGTTCAGATTGTATTGGCAATAATTCTTTAATTTCAGAAATTTCAGCATGAACATCATCACGAAGTTGGTTAATCAGCGAAACAATATCAACTTGATTTGTGTTATTGCTTTCTGGTTGTTCTCCTTCATTTACAAGTCTGTAAGTGAAAATTCGGCTTCTGCCATCTGCCTGTAACTGTTTTCGGTAAACTTCTGTACCGTCAGTTTTTGGATAATAAACAGGATTCCCGGACATATCTACATCTTTTGCCTTTACAGTATCAATTCCATCAACCATCTGTCCTTGTAACATGGGGATTTGTGGTACTTGTGGCATTTGTTGTATTGGCTGCTGAATCTGTGCCTGTCCGTATGGCATTGCCTGCTGATAACTATTCTGCAATTGTGCTAATCTATCTTGATACGGCTGTATTTGTTGAAATGGTTGTGCAAAATACGGATTACCATACTGCATATCTCAAACCTCCCTTGTTTTTATAACTATATTTTACAATAATAAGAGGTTGATTAACACGCCATGATAACGCCATAAATACGCCATTTTCTATTAATACAAAGAAAAGCCCCGACAATACATCGGGGCAACTTTCATAATTTTCTTCTTTAATTTTCTGTTTATGCGGTCTACGGTTCTTGGGCTGTAGCCCATGATTTCTGAAGATTCTGCAAGTGTTTTTTCTTCGTAGACACGCAACCGGAATAACTCTTTTTCTCTGGAATCAAATCCAGCTTCACGCAAATAGAAGATTCTTTCATCTTCCGAAAAGTCTTTATAATTATCCATTCCACCGTCCTCCCTGTTAGTGGAATCAATATTACACCGGGAAAATGCCTTTAAGGGCAAAGCCTAAAACAATACCGATTATGCCAGTTATGACATAAGCAATAATTTTGTCCTGTAATTTTCCTGGCTTTTCCATGAGTGCTTTTAAATTGTCGTTCATTTCGTCAACTGTATCTTTGATGTGTCCCAGATCGTTGTTGTATAAAGCAATTTTCTGTTCTAGCGCATTGATACGATTAAAAAAGCCTTCATCCCTTTTGGAATGCTTTTCTTTCATCTCATGGACGGCACTTTCCAATTCTTGCAAGCGGTGTTCGTTGATACACTCGTGTTCACATCCCATCGCTATTCCTTTCCATCACTCCCATTTTTTAGATATTGCTTCTACCCACCTAATTTGAAGCACCCCTGCGATACGTGGGAGGATTGACGTATCACGCACACACCATCTTAGAATCCGATAAATGGAAAAACACCATGATTTACATAAATTTCAGTTTCGGAAGTCCAATTTCTGTTTACAGAAGATTCGGAATGTGATCCTTGGAATTCAGCTCCCTGTTTCACCAGAAAGAAAAGAGCCAAATCAAATATGCAATCATAGCAGTTTTCCATATCGGAATTTATTTTTTCATCACTGTAAGATGAAGGATAATTCCTTTTTTTCTTAAATGAACGAATAGCCCTCTTTGCCGAAAGAGGAATCATCCTCGCAGTTTCTGCATCATCTTCAAGATAATTTGTCAAATCCTCTATAAGCTGTTCGTCCATTTAATCACCTACCTTTGCTGAGATAAAATCTCTGATATTATTCCAGCCTTATTAGTTGCTGTCAGGGCATAGCCGTTATCACTTGCGAGCTGTCTTAACTGAGATACAGTCATATTAGACAACTCGCTTTCTGTATACTTATGTATTGATTCATTGTAAACACTTGCTACAGATGGTGACTGGCTGTTTTCATCGAGACTATGCCCGGTTATTCCCCCGCCTTGGTACCGATTACGATACCGCCGTTAGCTTTTGGTGCAACAGGAACAAACATACCGGATGCTTTTGTCCATACTGCAACTGGGTCTGGTGTAGCCCACATGGAAAGAGTAACAAAGGAACGATTCTCTTCCTGGATAAACTGTCTGTATTCAAGCTCTTCTGGAGTTACGCCCCAAAGGCCGGAACCAAAGGAACCATTCGCATTTGCTTCATACAAAGTAAACACATCTTCTTTGAAGTATCTTCCTGTTTTCAAAGTTCCGTCTGCTTTTCTGTAACGATATTTTTCATCACAACGATCAATTGTGAATCCGTACTCCTGCATAAGCAGATTTGTAAGCTCCTGTTTTGTCAGAAGACGTTTGTTTGCAGCTCCAAGAACTGCGGTCTGCATTGCAGTATTGTTCCGCATGTAATTAATCATCTTGAGAGAAGTAAGAGCTTTGTTTACCACATATCCGTTATCTTCTGCAATGGCTACCATCTTTGAGATATCGCCCATGATATCTGCGTCTGGCTTAGACCAATCAGTAAGTGTTACTTTTGCATCAGATGTAACGCCGTAATCAATGCTCATATCCACATGATTTTCCTTAATTTTTACAATACCAGTGGAAAGGAACTGGCCTTTCATTACATTCGCTCTTGCGACTACGCCCTCAAAAAGATTGGCTGCATCGTCAAATACAAATTTTTTGAGATTATTGTCATCTGGAACACCATTTTCGATTGCTTGCTGTAATCGCTCAGACTGATTGATTTTTCTCTTGATGAAAAGTTTCTCGGTCAATACCTTTTCAAATCCAGGTCTGGAACCGATTTCTGCTTCAGTATCAAGTGCATGAACAAAAGCTACCTCTGGCAGTCGCTGTCCAGCCATAAGTCTGTAATACTCTGCTTTCAGATACTGTGTTTTTGTATCTGGGAAAATGGTACCAAGGATGCCAGGTCTTTTTACATCAAAACTCTGGGAGAAATTAAGTCTCTCTTCCTCTGTGATTGTTTCTAATACATTAAATGGCATTTGTCATACCTCCTTAAAATGCTGGGTCTTCTGTGACTACAAAAACAATTCCGGTTTTTTCAAGCTCTGTTTTTGCAGTAGTGTCAACTGTTACTGGAAGTCTCTTTTCGAGAACACGTCCTGCGACAATCACGGAAATTGGTCTCTTGGTATCATCTGTCATATCAACATCTTCAAATACAATGCCGATTGCGCCTGTCGCATTTGTTGGATATACGGAACCTGCTTTAATAATTTTCTTAGTTCCAACTGTTTCAGCATTTGTCTGGTCTGCTGTGTAGGTTTTAAGTACAAGTCCGACCTCGGATTCGAGAATATTTGGAGTGGACTCATACTGCTCTGTTTTCATAAAAGCCATTATTTATATCTCCTTTACTTAAATATTTACAGGGGCGTTATCGTCCGCTGATTTAGTTTCCTGGTTCATTTTTGCTGAGTAAGCTTTTGCAAATTCAGCAGCATCGCTTTTCACTGTAGGTTTGCCGCCGCTACCACCACCCGGATTCGGAGTGTTTTCTAATGCTTCTTTCTCCCAAGCTGCCTTTGCGGTATCGAGTGCTGTTTTATTTGCTTCGGAAACTCCCTTAACAAAAGTTTCGACTTCTTTCATTACATCTTCTGGTTTCTCATACGGTGCAGATGCGTATGCTTTAATAGCACTCGCGTATGTTTCGGTTGAAAGTCCTGCATTTGCGAACATAGAAGTAATTTCACTGGTAAGGGCTTTTTTGTTGGATTCTGCAAGCGCAGCTTTCAAATCAGCTAACTCCTTATCCACTGCTTCCTTTTCTTTCTTGCGTTCAGCTTCTAGCCGTTCTGCTTCGGTCATGTTCTGCTTTTTCAACTCTTCCAACTCTTTTTCCAGGGAATCTGCTTTTTCAGCTTTTTCCTTCAGAGAAACATTTTTGTCTTTCTCTTTCTTAGTTTCAGCAGAAATAGAATCAAGAAGCTTAGAAACCTGTTCCTCGGAAGGTTCTGCAACTCCCATACCGATAAGTGCCTGTTTTGCCTGTTCTCTTGTCATTGAAATCTCCTTTCTTCCAGTCCAATACGCTTTTTCAACACGGTTCGCTCCGCACATGGTCTGTACCCGATTTACGCTCACGGGCTGTTGCAATTTATTTGATTTTGGGTATTAAAAAAGAAGCCTTAGATTTCTCTAAAACTCCTTAAATAATCGAAATTTGGTTCATTCTTCGTTAGATGTAGAATTTGCCATTGGTTCTGTTTTGGACGGATTTTGAAACTTTCCGTCAAGTAATTGCTGTGCTTTCTTCATTTCCTCTTCCGGGTCTGCCAGTTCTGGATAAATTGTTCCAAGATAAGGAAGGCTCATTTCGTAAACTTTTTGTGGATCACTAAATAGCCCACAGGTGATCAGCGCAATAAGCGGATGAATTTTATTTTTGAACAGATAATCAAGAGCCTGTGCTTTTACAAGCATATTGTCTGTTGGGTTTCTGGTTATCTTTACATCAAAATCTCTGGTTGAGATATTAACATCATTTGATGTACCACGGATAATATTCAGAATAATTCTGGCAGATTCCTTTTCAGCTTCCTTGGTGAATGCTTCTACCAATTTTGCATCTCTCTCTGCGAAATCCCATCCATTGCGAAGGTATACGGCATTTCCTGTATCTCCTCCGCTATTGCTTTGGCGGTTTGGCATTGCTTCCACAATCAGCATATTATTGTAGATATCATCCTTTGCAACCTGGCTCTCTGATTGATTCAGTTCAGCGGTCATAAGTTCAACATCCGACTGACAGTCATTTCCAGTGTCTTTAACAGAGATAGCACCAAGTTTTACCATTTTCAAAAACTCGTTTTCGTCTACCTCGCAGTTTTTAAATTTCATAAAGGCTTGTACAAACTGTTCCACACCATTTAATCTATCAGACTGATATTTGTTGATTGCATCAAATAAGGTAATTGCAATTTCAACATCTGAAAGTCTGTCGTGATTATTCGGGCATTCAACAATAGGAATCCCGCCAAAACCATTGATGCCGTAGTTAGTTACTTTTCCATTCTTGATTTCAAAAAACTGGTTCTTTGAATAGCACAAATAATATTGCTGTTCATCTTCATCTTTTAAAATCTGCACGGAAAGCATTGGTTTCCCATTTCTCTGTGAGTATACAATGTAACAATCACCTGGATACGGAATGAAGATTCTAAACGGTGGTAAATCTCCGTTTTTTGTCCAGTCCTCTTCTTTCAGAATAGCCTTATAGGAAGTTCCTGTTGCGCTCTGGTATATTGCCCTTTGGATGTTTCTTGCATCTGCATTGGCTTCATCCAGATAATCATTCAGAAGGTCAACTTGCTCATTTATTTTTTCGTCTGCATTTTTCTTTTTACATACATATTGGATTGGCTCCCCGCAAATCTGTCCAGCTTTAAATTTCACAGTTTCAAATGCGTGGTTTTCAACCACTCTGTTATTAACTTCTGGACGGACTATTTTGTTTCGGTATAATATCGGCTGATCGCCTTTCATGTACCGATACAAGTAATCAATCAATGTTCGATTTCTATTATGTATGCCAATAGTATCAGATACTACCTTTACTACATTTTGTGGAGTGATTCGGTCAACGCCTGTGTAGGCTACTTTTCTCCCGAACTCACCTCGGCATAAATCCACAAAATTCATTGTATTTCTCACGAGCCGAACCATCCTTTCTACAAAATAAAAAGCAATGGATATTTCAATCCAATACTCTACTTTATATTTTACACATATTGGTGGTATCATTCAGTATACTTCGGTATCATCTTTCAAAACCTTTTATCTTTTTTACTTCTGCCAAAGCTTTTAAGTGTTTTTTCTTAATATGTATTTCAGAATATCCCATCTCATCTGCAATACGAACCAATGATTTGTACTCAACATAATGCTTAAATAGTATGTTGTACAGCAACGGGTCTTCAACCTGTTCTATGGTTCGGACTATTTCCTGTTTTTTTTGTAAAAATTCGGATATCATTTTTGAAATCTCTTCTCGCAGATCAAATATCTTTGCAACCATATCTCCCATCGGATCACGTTTTACAGAAGTTTGTACCTTTTCTCCAACAGGAATTGCAGATACACTTGTGGAAAGAGAACTGAGCTGTTCTTCTTCGATAAGCTTGTTTTTGATTCTGTTATCATAATTTTCAATCTGGCGTAAATATTGAGTTGCAGTCATCATATTCTATCTCCTTCCCCACATAAAATTTTTGGTTGCTTTTACTTCTGCAAATCTTTTTCCAGCAAGTGTTATTGCAAGCTGTGTAACTCCATCTGCGGCGTCATCATGCTCATTATCGCCAATATATACAAAGGTCGTTAATTCATCCATAGCCTTTTGATATTGCTTGCCTTGATATTTTGGAGCCAAAAATATGAAATTCTGCTTAACATCCCCGGAATACTGATTTATTTTTTCTTTTTTTGCTTGTTTTGAAGGCGCTTTTGTACTTGTCGTGCTGCAAGCGTATTTATGTTCCTTCAACCGTTCATTTACATAATAGGCATACATATCTCCACCATTATTCGCTTCAAAATTAATGGATTGAATATTATTACCCATGATTCTTCCAACAACTAATGGCAATGTTCCTTCTTTTGGTGCCGTGCTGAAAATCCAGTCATAAATATACACATCTCCATTTTCGTATTCTGCGCCCACTGGCATTGATAAGCTATCACCACCACCCCACGCAACATCACAGGCAGAAACATTTTTAACAAATCCACCTTCTGGAAGAACGCCGTTATAATATCTTAATTCGTCAGCTGCAAACACAATTCCTTCACGTAAGAAGGGCTTTTGCTGATATTTGGCTTCCCATTCGTTAGCGTCTAACCTAGCTTTCATATCGACATAATATTTTGTTGAAAATCCAACGCCATACTCATAATCGAAATTCGATTTCCCCTCATCATTCAAAGCTGGAATTTTTCTAAACCGATACATTGGATTGTCATGATTTAGCTTCTCGATTTTTCCGAGAGGGTCGTATAAATTCCATCTAGTTCCAACCATAAGCTCCCTTGCGCCATCAATCTTACGGTCAACCATCTTATTCAGATATTCTTGATATGTATTTTCTAGTCGGGTAGGACTTAATGAATGTTGTCTATCTCTTACAAGGTCATCCACGTACAAATACCCATCAGAAGAAATATCAACGGCACCTGTCCAAGTTCCTTCAATACCACGGCAAGTCATTGTTGCAAATCTATCTGGTTTGTCCAGGTTTATTTCAAAATCATCAGCACTCTGTTTTTGAAGTTTCGACTGTGGAAAAATTTCACTGTAGTTATATTCCTGTGTATTAATGAGATTAAGAAGTTCTCCGTAAAATCCTTTTGCCAGTTTTCCAGAATGACCACCCATGGCACTATGGCTATTTGGTCTTTTACCCATTATCCATGACATAAAGAAAATACACATAGTAGATTTTCCAACACGGCTTGGGAGTGATAAGCCGTAAAACTCTATCTTTCTTTCTTCCAAATCTTGTAGGTCTTTGGCTACCACATGTAGTGTTTTTTTTCGTGGAATATAAAATTTCTTGCTGTCCGGTCTATTTTTCTCCATATAAAGCAAGTAACTTTCAAATAAATGTGGTGCTTCCAGTAGCAAATACTGCCAATAGATATCGTCAAAATTACCACTTCCAGTTAATGCAGCACACTTCTCTGCTATGTTATGTGAGTATTGACTTACTTTCATAGCCATTTTCCGTGCTTCTTGATTCTCGTTGAAATGAAGGTCAATATTCATATTTAAGAGCAAATCAAGGCAATCTTTTTGATTTTGATAGATTGTCATGTCACTACTGATAATCTGATTTAGGACTGTCCGATACCATTCGAGCGAGCCTTCTGTAATTTTTCCCATAAAAATAGAGCCAGACCTCCTTTCTTTTTAGGATTTAGTCTGGCTCTCATGTGGCTCTCTTGACTGGTTTACTTATTATTCAGCATTCTCATCAGCTGTCATATCTCTTGTATCTACGATTGTAGAAGTGTTACCTCCTTGAATCTTTGGTACTTCACCATTCCATTTATCAATTTTCTGTTTTTCAATCAGTTCGGGAGTAAGAGATTCTGCGATTTTTCTATTTGCTTCTGCTTCAGCTTCTGCTTTAATCTTAATAGCTTCAGCTTTACCTTCTGCATCAATTTTGGCCTGTTCCGCTTGGATAGATGCTTTCTCCTTTTCCTGTTCAGCAGCAATCAGTGCAACTTCTTTATCTTTATCAGCTTGTACTTTTGCTGTTTTAGCTTCAATGTTAGCAAGTTCAAGCTCCTGTTGAGCGTTCACTTTCTTCTGAATTGCAGCCTGTGTTTCATCATCAGTGGAAATGGAAGTAAAGTTTACTGTATCAATAATAATTCCGTATGGCTCAAACTTCTGCTTAAGATATTCGTCAAGTGCTTCATTCAGTTCCTGGCGTTTATCACCGAAAACATCTGTTACTGGATACTTTGCTGTTACTTCCTGCGTCCACGCTTTCATCTTAGGCTTGATAAAGGTGTTTTTTACGGATTCTCCTGATTGACCTTTGAACTGAGTAAACACATCGGTAACTCTATTTTGATCGAATTTATAAGAAAATTCAAGGTCAACTTGAAGCGATTTACCATCTGCTGTTGGTGTCTTGAAGCTTTCATCTTTTGGAGAATCGCCCTTATCCTCAGATGTAAGATAAGACTGCTCGATTCCAACGGAATACAGTGAAGTTTTTACTGTAGGTGAAATCAAATGCCATCCTTGTGTAAGTACATTCTTAGAGATTCCTCCGTTCATTTTGTACTCTACCGCAATGTAACCAGCCGGAACTCTCACACTGCACTTTGCAACACATATAAGTCCTGCAATGATTACAACAGCTAATCCAATTCCACCTAAAAGTCCTTTTTTCATTTATTATCCTCCTCTTTTTGACTTTCGTCTTTATTTAACTCATCAATAGCATTTCTGCCAATGTGGTTCAATAATTTACCTAGTGGCTGAAATAATTTGTAAAGCAGGAACCATACTACTGCCGCTCCGCATACCACTAGAAATATAAATACTGGGTTCATTCAATCACCTAACCTTCTGCAAATTTCAATAAAATCTGGCTTACTAAGTTCTTTCAGCTTGTTAGCATATTTTGGAAATTCATGTGTATATATCGGATGACCTAAAAGTTTTTCTGCGTATTCGTATGCAAGTTTTCGGTCATCCCCTGTAAGCATACAAATTCCTGTGTAGGTTTCAACTACTACCGCTTCTTGTTTTGTCATACATATCCTTTCTTGATAAAATCATCTTTTTAATTCCGTAAAAATATTTTCAATTACTTTCCATTCTGCGAATACTGCCATAAACAGTAATGGTACTGCAGAAAATCCCCAATGATTTTCAATCATCATTTGTATTGTAGCTATTAAATAATCTGCTACCCATTTGGATATTATGAAATTCGCAATTATCCAACATATTTTTCTGATTTTGTTCATTTGCTCACCATCTTTCTTTTTGATTTCAAGTATTTTCTGTATTTGCGACTGTATTTACGAAGAATTAAATCAAGCATAATGCTATTTGTCTGTTCTACGTTTTCTGACATAGTTGTGAGATATGGATAATCTTCTCTATCATCTACTAATGTCTTGAAGATCAAGTCTAAAGCAAACTGAGCACTGACAGGTGGGTCGCACAGTTCAAAGTCTTTATCCTTGTACCACTCATCAATCTTATTTTGGAATCCATCAAAGGATATTTCTTCGTTCCATATCATACATTCACCTCAAACTCTTTCTTGCAATTACTACCCTTACATTTCAGTTTCAAGTGCTGAATCTTCGTGTTTGGGCTAATCAGAAGCGCTTTCTTCTGGCAAAAAGGACAACAGGCGTATTTCGTTCCGTTAATATTCCGTATCAATGCCTGTCCATTCCACGGCTCGGGTGGGTTCATGTATTCAGAAAAATCTATCCCTTCGGATTCTAATGCTGATTTAATGCTCATTAAAAATCTCCTTAAATTTCTTCCTATTAAAACCATTGTATTGGTTTCCCCAATACGGATATTGCTCTAAGCATTTTCTCATATAATCGCATGGATGTGCTTTTGCAAAGTCAACAATTTCTTTGGCAGGTGCCTGCTGTACTTGTGTTCTCCATTCTGGACAACCTTTTGTTTTTTCTTGATCCATTAATTTTCCTCCGTTTCAGAATGCCATGCATTTTTCGGAAATTATTCTGGTTTATTCGATTTAGGGCAACTAGTGTCCAAAATAGTTCATTACTTAATTTAAATTCAAGTTCAATACTTAACGGCTTTCCTATGCTACAAAGTGTGCCATCCTCATTTTTGTGAAGAATACCACCTTCGATAACAGCACCATCCGAAATTGAAATCTCTGGTATTGTTTCAATAACTTTTCCATTACATGTAAAGAAATGCTTTAATTCTTCCTTTTCACCCATATCAGCACATCCCTTTGTTTTTCCTTAAATTAGCGTATCGGTCAACCAATGTGTCAACAGTAACAGTTAACTCGTTGATTCTAATACAGTCATCCTGGTGGCGTTGTTCATACCATTCTATAGATGGATGACCAGTATCTACATTTTCAATTCCATCAATCGGAATCTTCCAGTTATCATTTTCAAGAAGCTTTTGGTTAAGTGTCTCCGATAAAGCTTTATAGTCCAGGATTATATGCTGTTTTTTCTCGCATTCATCAGCCAAACGAACAACTTCATTTTTCAACTGTTCTTCTGTCCAGTTTGCCATATCCTCAAATTTCATATTTACCACCTCTGTCTTCGAAAATTGTCTCTTCCAAGCATAAATTTTTCGGCTGAAAAATTATCCTCTACATCAATATGTGCTTCACGGTCTTGCACCTCATATCCGTTTGGTGTTAATTCAAGTTTTGCAGTATATTCAGCGCCGCAATTGGTGCATTGCCATGTCACATTTAAAAAGAGTCCTTTTTCTATAAAAGGGTTTGTGAAATCGGCATTTTCACATTTCAATATTCCACCGCAAACAGGGCAATTGCGTTTATCAAGTAAATTTAGCATTCAAATTCCCTCCTCTCCCTGTGCTTCATTTGGCACTCGATCATCTTTGCTACATTTTCACGTTCCTGTTTTATTCCATGCCCTTGCCTGAATAACTCGCATTCAAGAATGTTTCCGCACTTGGAACATTCATCTTTTATTTCTTTCCCATATACCTCAATCATTTTCATCACCACAGTAAATCAGTAAGTAATTTGCAAGTTTTCTAAGGTCATTATTCCCATACAGGCGAATACCTTCTTTTAACCCTCTGTTAATTAACCAAACAGCTAACTTTATTGGTTCTACAGGTGGCTCATCTTGGGATTTTTCTATCCTAAAATCATCGATTAAACCACCTCTATTTATAAGTTCAGAAAGTTCACTCATCGGTACTATGCCTCCTTGTTTTCCATCTTCTTTTCCTTCCAAAACTCACAACAGCATTCTGGTTCCGTAAAGTCTGCGCAATATTCGCTATCACCATTGAAACAAACCCATGTGAAGTCATCATGTTTTCTACAATTCTTGCAACATTTTTCTTCCATAAACACCTCTTGTTAAAAAAAAATCCAGTGTGCCGACTTGAACGGCATAAACCTCCCAACGAGAAACACTGGAACTTTAAGGGGGAAAATGCAACTTCTGGCAATGGCAATTTGCCAGATAGAAACAACAGGAATCGAACCTGTGTCACATGATATTCAATATCATTGCTCTACCACTGAGCTATGTTTCTTTTTTCATCATAAAACGCTAAACTAGATGATTTTTTTAGAATCCCCGACTACCACTCCTCACGGGCATTGGTCTTATCTCTCTAAAAAGTTTTTGCACAAGATCGCTAGTGAGTTGCGTCTATATGCCTGCACGAATGCACACAAACGCATCCGCATTTATGTGCAAGAACTAACAATAGCTATGCTAAAGTAAGATATCCTATCTACACCTGGTAGATGGAATTGCAGGAGACGGATTCGAACCGCCGTTCTCAAGGATATGAGCCTTGCGAGATTCCACTTCTCTATCCTGCCGGAACCCGGAAGAACCGGGTTAGCAATAGGTTTATCGTGTTATGCTTTCCACTATCTACAAGTTTTAGTGCTGTAGATTCACTGGATATTTTTATGCGTCTTTGGACAGTATCTCTTGAAAACTCCTTTTATTAACGTGCGCTGCGTTAATGCTTTTAACTCTGAGATATACCAGCCGGGAAATCAGATCCATTTAAGCTACGCCGTATCGCACATAAATTTACCTAATCCACACGCTCAACTGGAAGTTTTTTCCACCCATATTACGGATGAATGGCATTTAGAAGAAATGGAAGCTCTTGGATTTGAACCCAGGACTTACGGCTTATGAGGCCGTTGCTCTTACCGCTGAACTAAGCTTCCTGAGATACCAGAAATAAGCCCGCCATAGATTTATTTCTGGCACTGTTGCAGTTCTTGACCACCAGCCGCAACAAAGGTTTTCTGAAACACTTTTAGATTTCAGAAAGTCTTCCGGGACATTTGAAGCCCCTTTAATCAGCCCCGTTGGGCTAGAAGACCGGAGTAAAAAGTGTTTCAAAAAGAACACTTGCGGAATTAACAAAACCGCAAACTGGGCTAGCTGGATTCGAACCAGCGAATACAGCAGTCAAAGTGCTGTGCCTTTCCGCTTGGCAATAGCCCATCAACCCCGGCGCACCATTAAGACCGGGGAAGTCGTGATATTAAGCTAAACAAGTATATAAATTTTCCGCTCTTACCGATTACTCTTTTCCAGGATAGGAATTTTCTTTTCAAAATATTTAATAATTCCTGGCTTATTCATCAATAAGAGCTTACGCTACTCTGGATGCCTCGACTTATCGCTTTCGTAGGCATTCCCGAGCCTACATGGATTAAGCCGAAGCGGTGCTTTTATGAATTTAACCCTCTCGATTAACTCAATCGGGATAATTCCAATTGGAATCGGTAAATACATTTGTCACCTCGCGCAAATTAAGAAAATATTCAGTGCAAAACATATTTCTAAACAAATACAGAATAAAATCTGTATTACGCTTGTCTTTCCTTCTTCGTCCAGTATAGCCAAAGTGCCGGCAAGAATCAGAACGAAAAATACAAGATTTACAGCTGTCCCAATTACATTAAGTGCATTCATTTTCTTTTTCCTCCCCAATTAAGAAGTCCAGAATTTTTTCTGCAATTTCTTCCTCTGGCTCAAATGGCATTCCACAGTAATTGTAGGATTCTAAAGCCGATTTTAGGCTTGATTTGAAGCCATTGTAAATTTCTCCATGTTGTAACAGTTCGTGCCTTAAAACACAAATTGCATCAGTAATTGATTGAGAAGTGACACCGATTTGTGCCAAGCACTCCATTTCAATGTCTGGGACAGCCATCATTTCAAACTCAAATACTGGAATTTCATCTACAGCTACATGAAAATCTATTGATCTTACTCTTGGAACTTCATTTCCGTCAATGAAATATTTTGTACCAAGCCAATCACAGGGGTTGGGGTTTGTGATTTTTACTATCGGCATCTTCGTACCCCTTTCTTTTAGTTTTACAGTAGAGAAGAAGGTGTTTCGCAATCTCTTCCAACTGCAAAATGTTGTATTTTGGAACTTCCCATGTTTTTTGCTCTAATAATGGAGACGGTGGAATTTTCTCAGTCGGTAGTTCGTTAGTTACTGTGGCATTGATAAGCATAGACGCTACATCAATGGGAGATTCGGGAATACTATCCTTGTTATCACTTATTGGTGCGTATAGCATGAATAACTTTTTCCATTCTCCGTTTTCATTTGAAAATACTTCTCCGTTTTGTATTTTAAGTTTTCTAATAGCTTCTCTTGGAATATCTTCTTCTTTTTCACATTTACGAACATCATTCTCAATGATGTATAAAAAACAATTCATCCTTCTTCCACCTCCCCGAAATATTTTTTGTAAAGCTTATGGTTGTAATACCACAGATGTTGCATCACAAAAATTTTATCAATACATTCCAGCTCATAATACATCACTCTGTACTCAGCGGTTCTGTCTCCGTTTTCATCAACACTATAACCAGCTAATTCAGATTTTGATTTTGCGCCAAACCACCTACCGTTCTTTGTAACAAACAAAGAAATATTTCCATATTCACAAACATATGTGGCAGTTTGAGTATCATACAATCTGCCATCAGCTAATATTGCTTTTGCGTGAATTGGCCTCACCAGTTTCCGAATTGCCGGGGATTCCTGTCCGACATTTTCATATGCTTGGTTTGTTTCCGAAACGCCTTTTTTATTTTTTGAGAAAAATTTAAGCACGCCTTTTCCTCCCGAAATATTCATTAACTGCCTGTCTCACAATATCCGATACGCTCCTGTCTGTTCGGTTCTTCTCTTCCAGGAGCCTTTTTCTCTGTTTTTCGGAAAATCGGATGCGGATGGATTCGGATTGTGGGTTTGGTTTCATGAGCATTTACCTCAACTTACAATTTCAATTGGATATCCTAAGTATGCTTCCAACTCTGAAACAGTCAGTTTGCGTGGTTTCTTTATTTCGACATAAGCACGCTGTATGATATTGTCTGTTGTCTTTGCGATTGCCTTTCCAGTATAACTTTCAAGCTCTTCGTTTGCATATACATTCAAATGTTCATATCCATATGCCCGGCACCATCTTGCAGCTGAATCAACAATTTTTCTTAGCTCTTCTTGCTCATCACCAAACAACTCCGAATATCTAACCGCTTTGTTGAAATCACTCGAACTTACTTCATAAGGAGCCACAACATGTTTATATGGACTTCCAATAAAATGAAAATATCTATGTGATTCCATTGCTTTTTGGTCTTTTGGCAAGTTGAACCCTTGAGCTATTGCTTTTTTAAGCAACTGTTCTGATTCAACATTGTTTTCTGTAACAATGCACTTATTTGTGAAATCAATCATTTTTATCACCCTCTAAAAGTTTATATAGCGTGCTTCTTGAAACTCCCATAATCTCGGCAAATTGTACTTTTGTTATTTCCCCTCTTTGCCAGCTACGTTTAGTTTCGTTGAAAAGTTCCTTATCTATCTCTTTTTTGGCACGACCTTTATATTTGCCCTGGACTTTTGCAATTGCAATGCCTTCTTTTTGTCGCTGCCGAATATTTTCTCTTTCTCTTTGTGCTACATATGAGAGAAGCTGCAAAACTATGTCTGCGATCAATGTTCCTGTCAAGTCTTTGTTTTGCGTAGTATTAAGCAACGGCATATCCTGTACAATAATATCTGCTTCAATCTCTTTTGTGATTCTTCTCCATTCAGCAATAATCTCTTCGTAGTTTCTTCCAAGTCGGTCAATCGAATGGATTACCAGAATGTCACCTTTTTGAAGAGAAGCAATCATTTTCTGATACTCTGGACGATTGAAGTCTTTCCCAGATTTTTTATCCATATAAATTTTCTCAACACCATCTGTTTTCATTGCTTCAATCTGTCTTGCTTCATTTTGATCTACTGTTGAAACTCTTACATATCCTACTTTCATATATACACGCTCCTGTTTCTTTATAAAACAATTATACACTATAATGTGTGTGTTTTCAATAGTAAATTACACGTTTAAGTGAATTTTAATTGATTTTTATAACATTTGCGTTTATTATGTGAGTAGGAGGTGTTTATATGGTATCTCAAAAAATTAAGCAAATAATGAAAATGAAAAAAATTACAAATATTCAAGTTGCTGAACATCTAGGAACTTCACCACAAGCACTAGCTAACAAGTTTTCCAGAGAAACTCTTTCTGCTTATGAACTTATAGCCATCCTTGACTTTCTTGGTTGTCAAATTTCTGTTGAAGCATTTCCAGATATCATAGTAAAATTTAATAGCAATGATCTGAAAAGAGAGCCTTAATGGTTCTCTTTTTTGATGGGAGGCTGCACTTTAGGGCGTCCTCCTTATCTGTGTGATTCCATTTCTAGATCAAATAACTCATTATCAAATCTCTAATAATTTGTGAAATACTTTTTCCAGATCGAAGAGATTCCTTTTCAAGAAGCATTCTCATATCATCATTTACTCGAACTCTTATTGAATCGCCCTTTGGGTCTGTAGTTGGCCTTCCTTTTGTCATATCATCATTCCTTATATATGTAGGACAAAACACAATAGATTCTTTATTCGGGTTACTCATTCAGCCTGTATAAGGTTTTATATATACCCCCTCCCGGTCATCCAGTGCGGACGCTGGCAAGTCAGCCCGCCGCCCCATGGGACCCGCTGCCCTTGCCTGGTCGCTGTTTGTCGTAAGCCTTCGGCAGTGGTCAAGGGAATGCTATGCAAAATCTATTGTAATATTGCACAAAAAACAGTGTTTTATAAAATGTCTTTTTAGGGTGTACCCTATTTGCACATTGCGTATTACTAGATATAGAATCCGTTTCTTCGCAATCACAACATATAGTGTTTTTACTGTTATAGCTCCGGTTTTTCCATCTCTGGAAGCTCCAGCGCCGCTTTGTGCTTCTCCGCGATCTGCTGGGCGGTCTGCTGTGGTACGCCGTATTGCTGCGCGGCTTGCACTGGTGCAGTTTCTGCCATGCCGTATGCAGCTTTTGCAACAAATATCAAATTCGCATTTGTTCCGGTCTGGTTATGCAGTCTATTAATTGCACAGTTTTTGCAAATATCAAACCATTTTTTAGCCGTGTTACCATGCGATGAGTTTGTTCTGTACTCCCCATTCATCCAATCAGTAAACGTTGTACGATTAATCCCAACTAAAAAGCTAAATACTTCTAATGTTGGCAATACATGGTATTTACTGCATAATCTCACATAAGTATTAAACATTTTATCTAATAGCTCTATATTGTCATTACTTGGCTTTTGTATATGATCTGCAATATAAAAAATCATATCTACAAAGCTATCTGATACTTCTTTCTTATAATTTTCGTTATCTGGTGATATACATAATACAGTATTTATATATTCGTCAGCATATATATTAATATTATCTAAATAGATTTCTATATCTTGGGCTTTTACTGTATTATCTTTCATATTATCACCTCACTTTAGCACGTTAATTTCCAAATAAAAAAAAGAGAATGTCACCAGGTAAAGCTTATTCCCGGAAAATTTCCGGGTGTTCGGGTACATTCTCTAAAACTTAAAATAAAATATTCTGTTTTCTTTGTTGCTGATACCTTAACACAGTCTTTAATATCTTGTCAAATTTAATTTTGCATAAAATAAAACCCTTTATTTTGTCAGTAATTAATAAATAATATTTGTGGTATTATATTATAATCTTCATTTATATTTATATTATATATATTATTATACAGTACTATATAGCATATCTTTTAATAAACTCTAATCTTAGGAATCTAGGAAGGGCAGGTATTATATTATAAAATATATTATATAGGGCGGCTTATTTTCGCAGTTTTAAATAATAAAAGCCAGACCTTCCAGGAGCTTACCCGGCGTGATCTGGCTTATTAGGCAAATATTAAATTAACGGTTTTTCTGTACTGTCAGTCCTGCCCTTCCTGAGTTCCCGCGACCGTCGTTATTTAACAGCTTAAATAAATTTCTTTTGAATGTCAAGCGGTATTTTGAAAATATTTTTCTTGACAATTTGCCAAAAGCTGTGTTATTAAAATATTAACAGGCTCGGCGGCGGTCTGTACTCTGTCCATAGCCGCCACAAATAAGCATATTAAAAGCCCCTGGATAATTTCCTAGGGCTTTATTTTTATTCTTCCTCTTCTTCCTCTTCTTCCTCTAACCATATTTGACACTGCTTTCCGTCCTCTTCGTAGCTGATAGCCTCGCCAGCTTCCAGGCGTTCCCGCCATTCCTCCGGGTAATTCTCCGGTCTGTAAATACAGTTTCCCGAAAAGAACTGGTTTCCTCTCATTTCGTTAACTACCATTTTTCCTCCTGTCCGCCCCTCCTGGGGCTGTGTAATTGGTTTTCTTTAACTATCTTTATGATATCATAAGTGCATTATATTGTCAATAATATAAGTGCATTATTTTTTATATTTCTCCATTCTTTCAAGCTCTGCCGCTATTACTTCCTTTATAAATGTATTTGGCTTTTCGATTCCTAGCTTTTTCATTTTTTCTTTTGTACCAGCTGGAAATATTATATTTATACGGTCGTTCTTCTTCTCGTATTCTCTAACGGCTTTTCTTTGTGCTTCTGTTGTCTTTAATTCTTCCATATTGTAAGCCCTCCTTTTTATAATGATAATATCATAAGTGCATTATATTGTCAATAATATAAGTGCATTATACACAATGTACAATTAAGCGCCACTATATAAGTGCATTATTTAGTTATTATTCCATATTGTATAAGTGCATTATATGTGGTATTATAATATCAACAAAGGAACAAAAGAAACAAACAACCGGAACCGCCCGAACCACTCAAGCCAATGAGGACATAAGGAAAACGGACTGATTAATTGAAAAATTCTAGTTCCCAGAAAATAAAAAAGCCCGGCGATCTTCCAAACCAAACCGGGCACCAAACTAAAAAGAAAGGCAACCCTATTATAACAGGGGCGAAGGTAAAAAACAATGAAAAAAATCAAAACATTAGAGATCAGTGCGAAAAGATGGTTTCAAAAATCTTATGGAAACACCTACCACGTTGTAAAAGCTGTTGTAAATGGAAAAGATGTTGTTGTTTCTGGAGTTACTTATGGATACGGCAATCACTTTTTGACAACTATCGCTGATCTGTTACGTGACAGAGGTTATACAGTGCCAGAAGATAATTCAAAAGCTTTTGTCATGATGACGAAATTCCCATACACCGTGGAAGATGTAAAAAGAAAGAAAGACTTAGTTTTCTAGCAAGGGGTGTTGGCATGTATAATAAATATTTGAGAAATATTAAATGGGCGGTCTTTACGATAATTGACCGCGCCACACAGGACGACCGAAAAAGCAAGGTAAAAGTTTCTGGTGCATTCAGTTGCCCGAGTAACGCAGAGGAGTTTATAAAAACTCTCCCAACTGGTCACAAATGGTATGTTCTTGATTTTGACCGTTTGGAACGCTTTGAAGAATTTTACAATTATGTTCAGAATATTAATGAGCAATATGGAGATTATGCAATATTTCATATTAATGACGGTGGTTTTTTAGTTGATGAATTAAATTGTTTTCGCTCTGTCCTTAATATCTGGACAGACACAAAAATTAATTAATCATTTCTGGCGGCTTTAAAGCCGCCAGTATTTAAGCAAAGGGGGCTAAAACATGAAATATCATTACATAGCAATCTCAAGACGCGAAAACAACAAAAACTTTGCTTATGTTCTTCGGGTCGCTAAATCTGACAACCTTATTTTTTCTTTACAGATTCCTGGGATAACTGCTGCAAATATTTGCAGCACGAAAAAAGAAGCGGAAAAAGTCGTTGAGTTTTGGAACAAGTGTTCTTTAAAAAATAAAACTTATGGAGGGTTTTAAAATGATAACAATCAAGAAAGCCACGCAAGCGCAGACAATCGCCGCCATAAAAAGCGGCGATTTCTTAACAGTTGATACAATCAACAGAAAAGCTGAAAAGGAAGCAATGGAAATCTTTAAGGCTGTTGCTGGTGGCGTTATTAAATTAGCTTATTGGGATATGTCCCCGGTAAAGCGTCGGGATGGTAAAAAGTCTGTGATGCGATATGCGCTGCACAGATCAACAAAAAAAGAGAACTGTTTGCAACTCTCCTGTATGGAGCTTATCGGCGGCGAGATCATCCCCACAAGTGACAAACAATTTAAAATTAATGATGATTACGACCGCCGGGAATTTTTCCGCAGTCTTCCGGCTGTTACAAAAATGACTTTAAAATAATAAGGGCGTGTCTTTTTATATCCTGGCTCCCAGGGTGAAGGGAAGAAAGATAAAAGCATGAAAAATTCAACTTTTAAGGAAAATGTAAGAAAGCAACTTGAAGTAAATGAAAAAATACATGCTATGGGCTTAGATGTTTGGTATGATGGAAATTTTAAGCATGTACGCATATATAAAACATATAAAAACGAATATAACCAGGATAATATAAAATTTATTGGTTATATTGATGATGATTTCAACATTGTTATAAACGAATGATTTTTTCACCGCTTCCCGGTATCCAGTCTGGCGGCACGTTCACGGCGTGCAAGCGGTTTTTTGGCATTCTGCCAGATGCACCTTGTAAAGTTAATACCATAAGTCAATCAATTAACGTGCTATTTTATCCGTAAATGGCTTTTTGTGCTGTTAATGGGGATTTATGCCACTGTTGAATTATAAGCTGTTTATGAGCCTTTAAACGCGTTACATGCTTTATTGACTGTCTGTGGCTATAGATGTATAATAGACTTGTATAGCTATGTGCAGCTATGCCTTATTTGCGTACCTTTCCAACAGGCGCATTATGTCCTCTTATGTGCGTAGCTTGTACAGGCTTCCCGGTGATCTGTCGCAGCTGTCCGGGTTATATATCAATTAGGGATATACAACTATATTGTGATATGCTCGTATAACGCCGTATTTGCCATTTTAAGGTGTTTTATAATCGTAGTCAATAAAATATAGGTTAAATACGTTACAAGCCATTTAAGACTTATTTTGCAAGAGTATTATTGTATTTTTATTACTGCATTATATGCCATTTGCTGTTATGGCCTATTATCTGTGGGCTGTTGGTTCTGATCTGCCATGGCTACGGCTGACGGCTGGCTTTGCTGGTGTTCAATCGTTCCCGGTTCTGTCCCGGCTTCATCAGTTCGGCGCGGTATCGGCTCCCAGTACTGTCCATGGTTTGTTTGTTCCGTCAGAAAAGTAGCAGCCGTTCAAGGCTTCAATAATTGCAACTAACTTGTGGATGTTTCCTAAATTCCAACATTATTTTGGCAGCCAAAAATCAAGGAAATCCAGGAAAAAAGTGGCAACCAGAAAAATTCTCTCATTTTCTAGTTACCACTTAAATTTCAATTTTGCACAATTATTTCTATAGCGTAAAGTTCTAAATGATTCAAAATTCACAATTTATTTAATTCTTCTTTCTTCCGTGTTCCATATCTTCTGCGGGATGATTTCTCTAAACGCTCCGTCCTCTTCATTTGGGACTTGGAAAGTTTCTTCTTTCTCTGGTAATTATCAGTCGTTGTTCCCATTCACACCCTCCTTGTTAATCTTCTGATTCCTGGTTTCAAAGTTTATAATTTCCGTATCTGTTTCCAGCTCTTCCGGGATTCTTCCCACAATGATAACTCGCAGTGGCTTTAATCTGCGTTCCATTTCCTTGTAACCAACGCAAAACTCCAACCGTGCTGCCTTGCTCTTTACTCTTCCATTGGTGCAACAGGCAACTGTGCTTCCCTCTGGTAGCCCATCAAAGCACCAGTCCCAACAGTATTCTGGTAATATGTTTACGTTCGGAATTACTGGAATGTCATTCAAAATCATGTACTGAGCCAGTGCGTGATTGCGGTATTTATTCCACAGGCACATTACCAGTGGCATTCCATTCTTGCCAACCGATATGCTAAAATCTGGCATAATGACTGCATGAAAGCATTTCAAGTGATCCATATACTTGTCTGGCTGATTCCATAATCTTTGAAACTGTACATCGTCCACATAGAAATTTACATCCAGTTCCCGGTGGTTCTTAATCTTCCGGCTAAAGCTCTCCGCAAAGTCTACGGTATCTTTTCCAGGATGGATAAAGGTCTTTGGAACTTTCGGGATTCCGTACTTACAATCAAGGTCTGCATCCGTGATTAAAAACTCTTTCATTACGTCATAAGCTGTATGTATCATTGATTCCACTCCCATTTTTTTTCTTATAGTGCTAAAAGGTACTTATATTTGAAAAATACCATATCTTGTGTCTTAATGCAAGTTTTCCTACTAAATATCTTGTGTTGTTCTGAATGTAGAGTTAAAATCATATCGTCAGAACAGCGCAAGGGAAACCCCCATTTTTCAAGGCTTCCAGACCTTAATTGAAATGTCAGTGTTGCACATGTAGCCGCCAACGGTTCCACGGTAATTTTTTCAAAAAGTTCATTGACAATCTGCCTGTTAATGTCTTTTGGAGTAACGCCTTTGAACTTTTCTAACTGTTCTTTAATAGCACTTAATTGTATTTCTACTGGCTCTGGACTTTTAATATTTTGTAGTTCTCGAATATGGCTTTCTGTCTGTTTTATCTGTTTTACATATTCTTTATTTCTTGAAATAAATTCATCATCAGATATTTTGCCATCCAAATTGTATTCCAGTATTTTTTCACGTTTCTGTTTTAATGTTTCAATCTGTTTTTCAAGTCGCGATATTTCACTTTTGTTGTCTGGGATGTTTTTTATCGTAGACTGTAAGATTTCAAAATATTCTTTCAAAATATTATCAATATTTTCAGAAGATTCATTAATCAAATCTGCAATTACTTCTTTCAATTCTGATTCTGCCAGTCCGAATGAATCACATGAAGCTGCTCCGTTTTTTATCTTATAACTGCATACCCATCGAACGTCTTCTTTCCCTCTGATATAATGTTGCTTCATCCAGTATGGAGCTCCGTCATTTGCGCAGAAAAGTTTTCCGGTGAAAATATTTTCGTTTTTAAAAGAGGTTCTTCTTGATTTTATAGCTTCTCCACGCTCTCTTAAATATGCGTTTGCCTTTTCCCAGGTAGTTTCATCAATGATCTGCGGTACTCTGGAACCATCATCCTTAAACATTATCCATTCTGACTGTGGAAGAAATTCTTGTTTCTTGGTGAACATATCGACAACCTTTACTTTTCCTCCACAATAGTATCCTTTGTATTTTGGATTCCGAATAATATTTTTTATGACATCTCTACTGATCTTACCGCCTTTGAAACTTCTATATCCCATATTCCAGAGTTTTTTTTCAATTCTTGGTGTAGATATTCCAGAAGCGTAGTCTTGAAAAATCATTCGAACCATATCTGCTTCTTCCGGGATTAGTTCAAGCTTTCCTTGATTATTTGAGTATCCATACATTCTGTGTCCGAGAACAACACCGTTTTTGATCGACTGTGCGTGTCCAAACTTTACTCTTGAAGAAAGTTTTCGGATTTCGTCCTGTGCTACCCCGGCCATAATAGTAAGTCGAAACTCACTATCATCATCAATAGTGTTAATTCCATCATTTTGGAACCAAACGCATACGCCATAAGATAGCAATTCTCTGGTATATTGGATACTATCAAGAGTGTTTCGTGCAAATCTTGAAATTTCTTTTGTTATAATCATATCAATTTTTCCAAGCTTTGCATCTCTGAGCATTCTTTGAAATTCTTCTCTTTTATCCGCATGCATTCCAGAAATACCATCATCAATGTAAGAACCTGCAAACTTCCATCTGTTGTTAGAATGTATCAGCTCTTCAAAATGTTCCTCCTGGTGCTTAATAGATGCTTGCTGTTCAACTTTTTCAGTAGAAACCCTGGCATAATAAGCAACATTTAGTTCAATGTCGTAAATAGAGCAATTTCTTAATTTTTCTCTGACATAATAAATATTCATAGTGCATTTCTCCCTTAATAAACAGGGAGTGGAATCATATAAAGTATAACACCTCATATAAATCCACTCAATACATTGTCGTTACTTTCTAATGCTGATTTCAGCTTTAATTTTATCTCTTGTTTTCTCATCTATCAGACCAAGTGAGAACATTCTTTCGTTTATGGCATACAATATAGCTTTTTCCATTAATTGTCCCTCCATATAATTATCTCGTTTTAATCGCTGTTTTTCTTTATCTTTTGTATGCCCTATAATTTCTACAATTATTCTCTTTTGAACGATTCTTTGCTATTTTAAGTACACAATTATCACGTTTTACAACAAATCAAATATATTGACCTGTCCATCAATCTGAGATTCTTCCAGATTGTAAAATTTGCAAGCTATATAATCTGGATTCCAATCAATTTCCAGTTCGTATTGCAAGCACCTTGGAAATTTGCCACCATAGAAGAATCTGCAATCAGAACAGGTATGCTGATAAACTGTACCGCCAGATTGCTTATACATTTCGCTTATCTTCCTCATAGAATCACTCGCTTTACTCTTGATTTTCCTCTCGCTTTCTTCTTGAAGATACCATTTTTAACACAATCCCTCGGATCACATCCTCTGCTATGTTCTTCAATCAAGATATAATCACAGGTTGCATTTGTACTCCATGCATTTTCGCTCTTGCTGTAATAGTCGCATTTCGAGCATTGTCTCCGCTTTAAGCCTATAATTTCAGTGCTTTTTAATTCTCTCCATGGTTTTCTATCTGGCAATTTCCCGCACCTCCCAATCTGGCAGTATCTATAATTTTTAAAAGGTCTGGACTTAGTTTTCTTCGTTCTTGTTCTCTTTGCACTTCTGCCCGGTATGTCCTTTGGAAATTTGATTGAACCACACTCCACCATGTACCATCCACATTTTCAGATACCGCCCATTCTCTAAGTTGTGCCGGGCTTGATACTGCTTTCTGAATGATTTTTGGAAGCTTATCAAACTCTGCTTCTGCATTATATGTAGAGTTCTGAATAGCTTTGCATACCTTTTCCCATGCTTCTGTTTCGTTCAACTCTTCCTTCTGCGGCGCAATGTTTTGTGCGCATTGCCTTAATGCGGCTATTGATGGCTCTTTCCATTCAGTCTGCATATATTTCTTTAATCCAAAACTTAAAAGCTTGTAATCTAGGTCTTTCAAAAGTCCATACCAAGTATCAAAAGCATATTGATCTGGCAGAAATGATGGAGAAGTGTACACAGCTTTCATTGCTTTTACCAGTACCGCCCATTCTTCTCTTGTCATACCCAGTTATCCACCTCGCTTACCCTGTTTTGTATTTTCTCCATGTAACTTTGAGGCTTGTTACCGGATTTATCAAGATAGTTCCCTTCAAATACCTTCGCAAAGTTACCGGGCTTTAAGAACCAATCGAAAGTTATCATCCAGCCTTCTTTGTTCTGGCCTTGTAAGAAGCTGCTATGGCGAATGTTTTCAATGGCTTCTAAGATATCGTCCATATGGTTCTGACGGATTCTGGCTTTCACTGCTTGTTCTCGTTTTGGTGTCATTCTTTTTACAGGAGTGATACCAAATTCTTCCAGAGTATTCCATTCATCAATGATTCGTTGGACGTCAGTCTGACGAATAGTATCTTTAGATACTATTAAATCATTTATATCTTTTTCTTTATCTTTATCTAATTCTGTATCTAAATCTAATTCTAAATCTTTATCTTTATTCTTATTCTGTTCCGTTACAGTAATGTTACTGTAACGTTTCTGTAACGTTACATCATCTTTCTTGCAAAGCAATGCGGCCTTATTTTTTTGACGCTCGCGATATTCTGCAACCCTTTTTCTGTTTTGATCTCGTATTTTCTCCAATTCGTCTGCACTTTGATGCTCTTCCCAGCCGGGAATAGAAAGTAATTCAGAATCTCTGGTAATCATCCCGAACTTTTCCAGAACTGTTAATGCTAATTGAATAATGCTTTCCTCAAAATCCAATTCATCTGCAAGCATTTTTGTTGTGTATGGAATATTTTCAGTGAGGAAAATAATTCCGTTTGAATTGCATCTGCCAGCCATTGTCAAAAGCATTACCCAAATAAGAACAATTTTGTTTCCCTCTGGCATTTTCCTTATTTGCTTAATTTTTCGGTTGCTAAACATTTCAATCTCAATTTTAATCCAGCTTACTTTAGCCATTAATGTAATTGCCTCCTCAAATTCCTGGATTTTTCAAAAATGTTTATCTCAATTCAACTTCAATTCCATTGATTTTCAGTTCTCCGTTTACCGGGATTACAAGAGATGGAACGCCGTTTATTTCTTTCAGTTCAATCAGAGAAATTTTATCTGGCTGTATGCAGATTGTTGCATCTGGTGTTACAATTTTTGCAGTTTTTGAATTATGGATATTGTCAAGGGCAACAGGCTCATTGCTGAAATACATTTCCCAGTTTTCTTTGAAATCCGACAACTTCTCGTCTGGAACTCCACAATATCCAAAAATCTGTTCCATTTCGTCACATGATACAGTTATCATCTCTGGGCTGTCTTTCTTCTGTTCTCTTACTTCCTGCAAAGATTCAACCAGACTTTCCGTGAAATTAAATGTTGTGTTTCCTTCGAAATTGTCCATGATAAAATCTGAAAAGGCATTGATCTCATTGCCTGGTATACGGGGAATTGGTGTGCCAAGAACGTTTTCGATGAAGTCTGGATGAATATTCTTTGTGCTTTTGTTGAAATACAAGGTTCCATGAATATCAGTGCTTCTGTCATTGAATACAGGGAATAAAAATCCTGTTTCTGGTCTTGAGACTACCCGATCACGAATTCTGTCTTTGATGTTATTTTCAGCCACATCATAGCTAAGCCCCGCCTTTGAAAGATTCACCGGGCAAATGCTGCATAAAATGTGTTCATAAATTTCTTCTGATGCATCGTGCATTTCGGTTCCATCAGAAGCTTTTCCAGGAATGTCATATACTGCATGAATGAGAACTATGTAGTAATTTTCGTTATAATCGTAATTTTCAATCACTTTGTCGTAGAACTCGTCCAAAAGCTCATCATCTTTAAGCTTACTTTCTCTGACCCGCATAAGAAATTCCTGTGTTCCACCCTCTTTTTCCTGTGCTAATGGGAATTCAAGGTTCATAAGGTTCTTTCCAAGTCTGCCAGACATGGTTTTCTTGAAAATGTCAAAATACTTAAACATTTCTTCCTCTGGAAGGGAAAGGAAAGCTTCTTTAATTTTGGTTTTCTTATTTTTTTCTGCATCCACATAACAACCACAAATGCGTGTAATGGAACAATTTGCTGGTGTAAACTGTTTCTTGATCTCTGCGATTTCTTTCTTGTTCATGATTAGTCCTCCCTATTTCTATTTCTATTTTTGATTTTTTCATAATAAAAAGTCACATCATCTGTAACAATTCTAACAATTCCAAACCTTTCTCCTACTTGAAACGGAATGCTATCCCTCATAAGTCTTTTTGGAATCCCAGAAAGATATTTTCTAAATTCTTCTGGTTTTAAAGCTGATTTGTAATGATTGCAAGAGCGACACGCAGGAAGCATATTGGAAATATCGTCCTCTCCGCCACAACGTATAGGATTTACGTGGTCTACTTGCATATCTTTATATTCCAATGAGCAACCACAGTAAGCGCAATGACCTTTGCATTTTTCATATACTTTCATGCGCTCTTCTTTTGATAATTTTCGCCTTTTTGGAATTTTCATATTTTCGCCTCCAGATTGTCATTTTTGATAGTATGAACAGAGTATAAATAGAATCAAAAATGCACACAAGCACAATGCGTTTTCAATGTAATAAATTCTAACAGACACAGTAACAGCGGTTAAAATCCGTACAATTGCTTTGACGATGCAGCTATAATAATTCATTTTGACTAATTCTTTTTACCTCTCTCTCCTGTTTCTTTTCAATCCACTTATTAATTTTTTCATCGGATATCATATACATTTGCTTTAACATTTCGATACAGATCAACACATCTGCAATTTCTTCTATCATGTTATCACGGTCGATTTTTCCACGTTTTGCCTTACTGATTGCTTGGATAAGTTCTGCGCATTCTTCCATACAGACTGTACTTTGATTGTTTTTGCCGTATTGCAAAATACTTTCTGCGATAACACCTTTATTAATCTTTATCCCTGTGATTAATCCGGCAAGAGCCTTTGCTCCAGAATCACACGCCCATGCTTCTTTGAGATAGTTCTTCTGCCATTCATCTTTGATTTCTGAATTTCCCAAGAAACATAAATGCTGGTCTCTCATATCGGATAATATGTCTTTTGCTTTTTTAGCGTCCATGGTTACCGCTCCTTATGTTGTTTCAGAAAATGTTCAACCAACGGAATCTCTTTCTTTCCAATCCATTTAATCCATGCTCCACAATCTCCGCAGTACAATCCAGTGTTATTTCCGGATTTTCTGATAAAAAGATCTGTGCTGTTGCATTTCGGGCAACTATATTCTTTCATTTCTTCATCTCCTCCAACTTTTTCTCTATCGGATTAATAATCTCTTCCAATACCTGCTGTTCGCAATTTTCTTTCCATAATTTTTCTCTTTTCCAAAACGGTGCTTTTCTAATCTCTTTTATTAAACCAATACATGTCATAGCTTCCAGCATTCCCCAACATCCATCACAGGCTCTTTCATTGCACCAGTTTTCAAATTCTTTAAATTTCATTTTTGAGTTCATCCAACTTCTTCTTAGCTTCTTCTCTGGTGAGGAATACGGTTTTGCCAAGCTCTCCTATGAATCTCAATATCTTAAACCCATCTACGTATTTAAATTCAATATCAGTAATCCCAAAAGCTTGCACTCCAAAAGAATGTACTTTTAATTTCTTGACTTCTCCATTAACAATGCAATACAAGCTATCTTCGACCTTACATGGCAATCTCACAAGCAAGCCCTGTTCTTCTAAGTCTTCAAGCTCTGCCAATCTATTAATCATATCTTTTATTGTATCGCAATCTCCTGCCCCTTTTGAGCAATTATCACAATATGTACTGCACATAATGTTTCGGCGTTCGTTATACGTGATCCCTAAAAAACCTCTTTTTGTTAATCTCTCCATCTACTTCACCTCTTCTATCTGGCTTTCTACAGTATCTGCAAGTAACTTCAAGGACTTAATAAATGAGTCAGTCAATTCTGTTCTGTCTGGGTATTCAGCAAATGTTCTGACAAGTTTTGCTGCATCCTTGATTTTTTCTTCATCTTCAACGATTTCAGATGCTTCACACAATGTTTTTTCATTGTCTCTGTAAGTAACAACCTTGCTACTATAAAAATTCAATAAGTTTGGAAACGGAATTTCGATAGGGTTTAAATGGTCTTCTCTCGCCCATGTGAATCCCTGAAGCTTTGCCATTTTTATAACACTCAAATATTCTCCCTGTGTCTTTACGAACACGCTTTTTCCTGTTAAATCAATCATCATAATTTCCTCCTGTAATCTCATCAATACACTGGTTCCAGCCCTCTACAAAGCCAGCATCAGACGTATTAGCCGGATAATCTCCATTGTCTTTCTCTGGCAAGTCCATAAGTGGACACCATTCGGGTCTTGATTTGCTTTCACTATCATAATATTCTTCTGTCATCAGAAATGCATCATAATCTAAACAGTCAGCTAATTCACAATAAGCCACATATTCAATTCCGCTACAGTATGCAGTTCCGAACGGGCAAACATAGCAATTCTCTGGTGTTTCCATCACTAATACTGATTTACTCATTCCGGCACCTCCATTCCTAAATCAAATAATGTTAATTGTGATCTGAACTCGTTCAACCGTTTTTGAGCTGAATCGTAATAATCTTTATTGATTTCATAACCAACATATTCCAGGCCGTATTCCTCATATGCAATCAGTGAGCTTGCACTCCCCACATGGGTATCAAGAATCTTCATTCCTTTCTGCAGATATTTATGACATATCCAACGATATAAATTTACAGGCTTTTGAGTTGGGTGGATTCGCTTTTCATTCAGTTTTTTGTTGCCCTGCATTATTTCTCCGTGCGCGATACTCTTTCCCTGTAGCATACCATTCCACATATACCTAAAAAGTCTTACACTGTCATGGAAACTGCAAGCAGCTATCTCACAATCGGAAAAGCTTGAATTCCCATTGCACTTATCCCATACAATTCTTCCTGGTGGGAAGCTGTATTCAAAATAATTGCAGCCCCACACAATTTGATTTTTGGAAACTCTAAAGAGCTGGTCGAAATATTCCTGGTTCGGTATATTCCATTGTTCAGAGACTTTGTATATTCTCTGTACTCCTATTGGACTTATCTTTCTTCCGTAGAATCCTCTCTTTTCTGGGCCGCTGAAATACGGTGGATCTACAACTGCCACATCGAAGTAATTATCTGGAAAGTCCGGGAGAAAATTCATGCAGTCACCGCAAATAAATTCTCTTTGCATCAGTGTTCCTCCTGTAATAATTCTGGGTTGTCAAACACGTTTCCGGAAGTTTCAACCTTTCTGCGCCAATACCCAAGTTCTTTTCGGTAAAATGTCTCTTCTGGAAAATCAACATAAAATCCTAAATTATAGCTTCCGTAATCAAAGCTTGAACAATACATTCCAAATTTTACCAGGGCATATTCTCCGTTATGATTAACGATGTCATTTTCCCAGATTCTCTTATTGCTCTTATCAGTCAGTCCGGTGAACTGGCAGAGGGTTTCTGGATCAACTTCCGCATATTCCCACACTTTATAACTATCAGCGTGGAAGATTAAATGTTCTTCGTTGCCTAAAAGGTCATATCTTTTCTGATAATATCCTTCGATCCATTTTCCGTTATCTTTCCGCTTTGCCTTAAAAAGAATTTCTCTCATACGTTCTGCACCTCCTGCTCAGAAAGTGGTTCGAATCTTTTCTTCTGCTTTACATTTGGATATTTCTCTCTGTCCACGTCACTCGTAAACATGCTTAACGGTCTGCACCATGTCACAAATGGGTCTGCAAAACACTTGTAAATCACCATAATCTCATCCGATTCTGTATGAACAGCAATATCATTTACGATGTAGATTCTTCCTTTAAAGTGCTTGTATCTTCTTCCTACCATGTTTTCTCTTAACTTTTCTAATGTTTCGGCTGATACGTTACTCATTCAACTCCACCCTCCTTCACGATTTTGATTGCAAATTCAAACGCATCAGCTTCACCCTCGAAATACTCTGATATATTTTCTTTCTGTAATGCAGCAGCTCTTGCATTTCTTGTTTCCAACTGCTCTGCAACTTCATCTACATCAAAAACTGTCGGCTGTCTATTAATACAATTAATAAATTCTTTTTGGTCAGAATCAATACTCATACCAATATCCCATATTTTAATATATTCAATTAAGTCGTCCGCATCAATTAGTCTGCTCATATTCTATTCTCCTAACTGTTTTAAAATTTCTTTTGCAATTCTATTACTTTCCTGCATGGAAACTCCCCATCCATTAAATTTTCTGTGGCATTCATCACAGTTCCATTCATCACTATCGCTTTCTTTAATTTCACTATTGAATCTGCAATTATCACAATACATATGATCGAGAGCGCTATAAATGATGTTTGCAATATCGTCTTGTTTGCTACTGACATCGTTTACGTGCTTCTGTCCAGTTAAATATTCAAATGCTCTCAGCTCATTTTTTCCGATCCATTTAATCCATGCACCGCAATCCCCGCAATACAATCCTGTATTATTCCCGGCTTTCTTGACAAAAAGGTTTTTACTGTTACACTTTGGACATCTATATTCTTTCATTTATTCATCCTCCCACACTCCCAACAACCGCATCCTCTCATACAGTACAGCGACGGTCTTGCGTCTGTATCCATAAAAGTCTTTCGGGTTCATCGGGATATATCTTTCTTTGCTGATTTTCCTGTAACTTTTCCGGTGCAGAATATTCTCAATAACCATATCCGCTATCACCGTGTTCTTCGGGCAAGCTGACAAGGCGGCACCGGAAAGCAGGTATCCATACTCTGCCGGAAAGTCTTTCAGCATAGTATTCATTTTTTCAATGTCCTCTGCCGGAATACCGTAGTCTTTCAGCTTTTTATTCCTTGTCAGCATACCATTGCTCCTTTCTAATCGTCTGGGTGGTGTTTGTCGTACATAATCACTATGCATACAAGACCAGTCACTCCGAATATGATTCCAAGGGTGAATCCTAATAAGAATGTAATCATGGCTCATCCTCCTTGTATGGTTCTGGAAGCGGCATCCAGGCAATAACTTTATACATCTTTGTTCCTCCATGCCCGTCTGAATATTTATCCCATTCAAGATATCCATATTTCTTTTCGTTCCAATATCCGGCATCTCCAAATTTTAAATAATTCGCAATTCCATAAAGCTTTTCAGGTGTTCCATAGACTTTTTCAAGCGTTACAAGATACTCTTTTTCGTCTTCCGGTACTCTCTCACTGACCGGAATCCAACCGTTTTCTTTCTCGTCCTGTTCCAGATCATTCAGAAGAGTATTCACAATATCCAGCGCACTCCCTGGAAGCCCATGCTTATACTGCGATTTCTTTTCTATCTCAGCTTTGTATTGTTCTAATCTGGTTCGTACTCTGCTCATGCTTCCACCTCACTATCCTCTGGCATCTGGAATGTCATTCCTTTTTTGAGCATTTCTCCAAGTTCTCCAGCATGTGCTTTGTTTTCTTCCGTTTTTGGCTTCATACTTAATATCCTACATACTTCTGGAATTACATATTTTGTGTATTCTGAATCTCCATATGCTTCCTGAATCATATCCAGTACTTTCATGGCTTTTTCTTTGGTGGAATATTTTCCTAAAATAAGATATCCTCCATTTCTCTGTGCATCCTGCAAACTCCAACATATAACATTCAACGAATCTGGGAGCTTTAGATTTATTACAATGTTTTCAAACTTTACCAGTGCTGTTTTATCCTGGCTTCTGATTAACATTTTGTGTCCTCCTTATTCGATAAAATTTGTTCCGCACTGACAATGATAACTAATATGTCCGTTATACTTACTTACATTTGCCATTACCTTTCTACCGCATGAAAAGCAAGTTACCTCTTTCGTTAGTGGTTTTTCGTATTCTTCTACTTCTTTATCTTGAATAAACCTCTGACCGCACCAGTGGCATTGTTCAGTGCTATATGGCATTTCTCCACAAAGAGGGCATTCTGGAATTATTCCGTAACCATCATTTATGATAGGGAGTTTGATTGGTTTTCGCTTTGAATAGATGTTCCAGAGTTCTTTTCTTCGGTTTTCTTCGTCCTGCGTCTTTAACGCTTGGTACTTCTTTTCCTCTTCTTTGTCCCAGTAAATGACACAAGCTTTATCTTCCGGTGAAATGTCTTTGGTGTACGGCTGTATTATGCAACGATATCCTGTTTCGCCTTTTCTTTTTCTTGGCTCGCATCTTACACAGCCACCGCATTTTTTATCCAAAAATTCTTCTGGATAAATGCTTGTGCTGGAACGTCTTTCTCTTTCTGGCATTCCATCGCTGAATTTAATTTCACTCATTTTCATCCTCACTTTCCCCATGTAAGCAACTGGCACGCTATTGTGCAGTTGGTACATGATTTTAATACTCAATAAAATCAGATAATTCCATCTGACCAACTACGTTGTTATCTTGCATCCACCATAGATAAACTTCTTCGCCGCAACTCCACTTCGTATCTTTTCCACGTCTCCGGCGTTCCTCAATCATTCTGTCAAAAGCACGTATATAGGCTTGCTTGTATTTTGGGAAATCATACATTTCCTTTTCCCTCTGCTTCTTCGATGCAAGCGGACAGCCTAAGCAACCTAACCTATTATATCCGCATTGGTACAGCTCACATACCTGAATATCTTTTTCACCAATGAACTGCCAGATATTTTGATCTGTCCAGTCAATAATTGGATTAACTACTGTCTTTGCTTTCATCTGGCAATTTTCAAATAATCTTCTAGTACAATCATTATCGGTTATAAGCATTTTCTCATCAGAAACGCCGATACTTTTGCTTGCTGTCTGTCCTAATACTTCAAATGGGCTTCTATTACTTCTCTTGCTACTTTCAGACCATCTAACGCCTGTTGCAATCATTCTGTTAGGATTCCCACCTTCTTTCAGTTCTGAACAGCAATACCGAACAATTCTGGTAGGTGGCATTAGTTTTCTTGGAATAAGATTCCACATTGTAAGACGGTTGCCGTTTTCCTGCACATGATAATCAATCTCGCATTTGATGCCTTTGTCCGTCAATTCAGAAAACGTATTCTTGATATGCCTTACTGTCTGCGGTGCATCAACAGTGGTATGTGAGTTATGTACTTCAAACGGGATTCCAGACATTCTGAATAGTTCAAGAAGCACATCTGAATCCTTTCCGCCGGAATACTCACATACAAGTGGTTTGTTATAATGTTTCAACGAGAGATCAGACGCAAGCCGGATTCTTTCAATTGCTTTTTGTTCTAAATCCATAATATTTACACTCCAAATCTTCTAACCAATTCTTTATTCAAATCTGGGATTCTTACATCTGTTTCAGATTCCAATTCCTCAATCATGCTCATAAAGCTTCTTTCGCCACGGTTCGCTTGTCCCACAAACTCATTTGCACAATTGATTACGTCTAAAAGCCTTTTGGTTGAAAATCCATGCAGTTTTCTTAATGCCAACATCATAGTTACGGAATTGATCGTATTCGCCCAGTCATCACCAGTATTGAATCCATCGTTATAGGCTTGATCTTGCATGATTTCCAACTCTTTACGTGAGTTCTGCATGGCTCTGGCGAATGCCTGTGACATTTGATTGTCACAAGCCAGCACCCTATTTTTCTTTGGTGCTTTCATCTTTAATTTGCTTCCCATATTTTTCCCTTTCGTATCTGTATTCCGTCAAACGGTATGCTCTCGATATTCCCGGATGTTCTGTGGCAATCAGAGAATCCATCTCCAATTGCCGCATATGTCTCTGGACAGTGCATTTTGTGAGGTCTGTCCCATCCATAATTTCTTCATAAGAAGGCATATATCCGTGTTTCTCAAAATACTTGACAAGAAATCTGTAAATATCATTTCTAGCAGATTGCCCCTCATTATATTTTCTCTGACGGTAATTCATAGGCAAAACGGATTTTCTTCCGCAGTATTGCTTTTTTCTACACGCATTTTATTTAATCTTTCCGCAGCTTTCTTCTTTGTTTCATCGGAATATTTTCTCGGTGGATTGATTTTAATGTAGGAATACGGCAAGTGAGCGAAAATAGATCCATCATTATTTCTGGCAAGAATTTTTACATCGTCTGGAAATTCCTTTTCTAATTCCTCACATCTGTTCTTCCAGGTACTCCCATTCTTAGCAGTAAGTCCTACATAATCTCTTCCGGGAATCCACTCAATTACACATTCGTTTGTGTTTTCTGACACAAAACTCACCTCTATTCATTTTTTTATTTTTTATCTTTGGAATTTAGCCAGTAGAACTACTGGTGTGTTAGAATCAGTGATAATTTTCTTCGTTGAGTAAGTCGTTGAATTTTTCCAACGCCTTAATAGATACTTTGTTATTTGCTTTTTCTGGTCTGATTGATACATTTAAGTGAATATCAATGATGTGTTTTAATTCTCGCGCAAGGGTTATTTTGCCTTGTTGAATTCCCTGTCTGTATGTCTTGGGCGGTTTATATTGCCCTGTTACTTGCTTTCCAGCTGACTGGCCACCAGCTGTAACGTTGTACATCTGGAAGCCTTTATCTGCAAAAGCCTTGATTGTTTCAATTTCTTTCTGGTCAAGTTCATCCTTTCTACATGTTCTATATGAAAGTTTCCAACCAGTAGGATTACTTTCACTGTAAAACTTATGCTTTTTAAGGCTTAATGCTATGTGATCGTATTCCCCTAAATGGCTCGCACATCTCTCGCAAAGGTTGACTGCCTGTCCACAATACGCTCGGTTTATTCCGGCTTCGTCAGTTCGGTAAAACACGTATATACCACTAGAATATGGAATGCTTGGACATATCCTTTTTATTCGATTCTCTCGTTCTCGCTTCATAGCGAAAACTCTACTATAATCCACCAGGCATCACTCCTTTTCAATCTGGTCAATGAGTTTCTTGCATTCATCTTTAACATAGGCAAGTGAGTGAATTTTGCAATCTGGATTTTTGTTTAATTCTCGCCAGTAATCTCCCATTATTTTAAGAATTTTTTTGAAGTCTGGTTCTTCCCCGAAATACTGTTCTGCTGTCTCAATATCATAACCATCGAAACAATGAGCACAGTCAAATCCAATCCACCATATATCATCATCGTCACAATCGTGTAGAAATGGTTCTGAATAAGTAACTCCACCATGGCAGTCAAGATACCATAAATCGTCAACACTTTTTTTCGCTAACTTGTGACTGTAAGGCACTCCAACATATCCGCATCTGTATGCTCCAGGCATAAACAGGACTACATATGAATAACCTTTGTATGTAGATTTTGTTTCTAAAACTGGTTTCATTTAATCACTCCCATTCACTCTCGTATTCATCTTCGCCCTCATCATAGTAACCATTTTCCATGATTTCTTTGAATGCAGCTATTGCCTTTCTGAACCTGTCACGCAAAACCTGTTCTTTCTGTTCGAGATCATCAATAACCTTTTTTCTTTCTGCGATTTCTTCTAAAAGAGATTTATTCTCTTCTTCAAGATTGTATCTGGCAATGCGTTTCATGGTTGTTGGATCAAGTTTTACAATTTCCTTTCCAGTAACGCAAAGAGTTGTTGGATTCATTATTGCCGGCGCATACGTTCTTGTTTCCCCATAAACCGATGTAGTTTCTATTTGTTCTGGCGGTTCAGTAATATCCTCAATAGATTCAACATCAAAGCACATCATTTTCTGATTGCTAAAATAAATAATCTGTCCTGTTTGTACCATTTCATCACTCCTTTTATCCGAACGCTACCTGTCCGTTATTTTGCATATGCTTCTAATTATCTAAAACATCTGGATTTTCGCATTCCATAGCAACTGCAACATCTTCAATGAATTCATCCGGGATATAGATTCCAGCTTGCTTACAAATAGCATATTGTACTTTTGCAATGCTACGGATATCCGCTCCCTGCATTTTCATAGTATTTGTTAAAACTTTAAGGAGATTTGCAACTCCACCATGAGAATGAGGAATTTTCATTTCAGCGAGTTTGCTATTGGTAGTTTCTTTTAACTGATTTTCCATTTTCTTCCTCGTTTCCATTCTTTTTTTGATTGAACCATCCTAAATAGCTATTAAATAAGTCATCAAATGAATTGCTATTGCTAATTGCATTAGAAATAGTTTTGTATGTATCTTTCAGCCATAATTGAAGAATATATTTTCCATTTTCATGAAACCAGTAATAAACTTTTGCTTTGTCTGTTCTTATGCTCCATGGATTAAAATTCAACTCCATATACCAGTTGATGCAGTATTCCGTCATTCTGAAATTTTTGTTCTTCCAATTGGCATATGTCTTTGCGTCTTTACTGCTTTTTAATGTAAGAAGAGGCTTCTCTTTTTCAATTTCGGAATTAACCATTTCTCTAAGCACATCATAAACAGCAACTTCTACCATAGTTTTCTCCTAACTAAACGGAAATTCATCTTCCATACCGCCTAAATCTGACACATCCATGAAACTAGGTTCTGGTGGCGGTACTGGTCGTGTGTCTGTTTCCTGTGTTTGTGGAGACTGGCTCTTTCTTTCTGCAAATTCATGTTCTGCAACAAGGCAATCATTTGAGTAAACTTTTTCACCATTTTTGTTCGTATAGTTTCCAGTCTGCCATTCACCACGCACATTTACTTTCGTGCCTTTTTTAAGATATTTCTCTGCGAATTCTGCATTTTTTCCAAGACATACGCAAGTGATAAAATCAGATTTTCTTTCTGTATTCTTTTTCACTCTTCTCTCGACAGCCAAAATATATCTTGCGATTTTGGTATCATTCGTTCCCATTCTGATATCTGGATCAGCAGTTAATCTTCCAGAAAGAATAACAATATTCACAATTTATCACCTCTCAATCTGAATGTCGCATCTAATAAGTGCGTGTTTGATTTTCTTTGTATTTCCTGTTACAGTTTCTTCTTTCCCGATAACAAAGGAAATATCATCTTCTGTTACGTTGAATCCTTTTGTTTTGATATGCTCCATGATGATTTCTTTAATTTCATCTGTGCCGATTCCGATTGTTATTTCCAATGGTGTTACCTCCCTGGTTTGTATACTGGTGGCATTGGTTGCCATGCAATGACTGGGTAATATGCAATTCCGTGTTCTTCTACCATGCCCCATCTTCCACCGCCTAAATATGTAAGGGTTGTTGGTAACTCGGCGTCTTTTATGGTAACGTTGTATTTTATCTTATCTTCTGGGCTTTCTCTCACATCTGGCTCTGGCGGTAACTTCACATCTGTTGGAATCCACATATCCGCAGGACTGTAGGAACAGATCAGTTCTTCAACTTTCTTGATTGCGTCATTCCAACCTTTGTCGTACTTACATTCCTGTTCGGAAGGTTCTGGCTTTTTCAGTTTGTCAAGTGTTTTTAAGAAGATTTTCATTGATTAATCCTCCTTGACTTTCTCAATAGTTTCTTTTATTGCTTCTTTCACAGCCTTGGTTTTAATCATCTTATCTGCCAAGGCTTTTGCCGCTTCCTGTACGATCACGTTTTTATTCTCTTCTAGTATCTCGGAAATATGAGAATGTATCATCCTACACAACGGCTCATTGGTTTCTCTACTACCATATAACTCTTTTTTATAAATAACTCCTTTGATTTCTTTGGTAATTTTTTCAACTACCTTGTCCTCAACATTTTTACGGATTTCCTTTGCAATTTCTTCCTCATTGACACCAATCGTTACTGGTACGCTGAATACGCTCATTTTCAATTTCCCTCCCCTATAGCTATCACATCACATCCAATAAATACCAATTCCTCATGTTCACTAATTCCATAGCCGACAGATCTTCTTCCTACTTTAAAAAATACATTATTTGTATTAACCGTAACTCCTTCAGTTTTTTCCATATAATCAGAAACAATAGCTTTCAAAATATCTTCATTTAAGAAAGTTTTTCTTTCGACTATCGGATGTTCTTTTGGCATATATTCAAGCCATGTCTCTATACCTTTGTATTCTTTTCCTTCTGTGTCAGTCCATTCGCCATTTCCAGTATATGCAAGCATGATGATTCTTTCAGAGTTTTTCAGCTTTACATAATACAAACATGCGGTATCATCAGTTGGAGCTTCTGGAAGCATATCTCTTACTGAGCGCCATGCACTAGTTGAAGGAATTGTTTTTCCTGCTTTACGGTCTACATGCTCCTGTCCTTTAATTACATAGTTTCTAAATTTTTTTGGCATTAATTTTCTCCTTTCAATTATTCAGTCGAATTGTTTTCCTTATCATCTTCAACTGCTTTCCAAATACAATCCATAACAGATGCATAATCAAGCAGTATTTCTCTTTCTCTGATGTTTCTTCCGTCTTTTTCATGCCAATCTCTCACTATATAAAGTTCGGCATTTGCAGAAAGAATATCTGTTTTCATGTCCCAGTATTTAATATGAATTTCATAAGCTGCATTTGCAGAAATTGGATTTACATAAATTCCTTTTGTTACTTCTTTCCAATCTTTTAATTCAATTGATACCATCTATTTCTCCTTTCAAAACGGACATAAGTCCAAATTAACTTCAAGTCCAGGTCTGGCAATCTGCACCAGGGCATCATCCCAAACCACTGCTTCTTTTATCTCTTTCAAAATCTGTTCCGGGTCAGCTGTTTCATTACTCAAATGCACCAATGTTACTGTCCGTAATGCTGCCGTATGGTTTGTATTCACCAAGCTTTTGCAAGTATCTAAGGAACAATGCCCTTTAAGCCTGTGCGTGTAATTTTCAGCTGTTTTGTCAACCAATTCTTTACAATAGTTGCACTCAATAACTAAGTGATTCAGTCGCATTGCCTTGAAATTGTATCGGCAAAATTCAAAGTCTGTCATGTACAACAGCTTTCCCATCTCTTCATGTTCCACGATATACCCATAATTGAAACATGAAATAAGTTGCCCTGTGTCCTTATCCCTTGTAGTATGCGGCAAATAGAACGGTATTACTGTAAACGAGCCAACCCGAAATGGTCTTTTTTCTGGAACGCCTTTCATTAATTCGCCAGTGATGATTTGCAGATGTTCCACAGTTTCATCATTGGTGTAAATCTGAATACCTAAATTCATCAGATTTTTAAATGATTCACGGTGATCACTCAACCGTGTTCATGGGTAAGAAGCACGCCAGAAACATCACTTGTTCTGTAATCAATAGCTTTCAGAATGTCTTTGTATCTGCATCCGCAGTCCAGAAGAAGCATTTCTCCGCTGTTCGATTTCAGAACATAGCAGTTTCCGTGGGTGCTTCCTGTGTTTACTACTCGCATGAACATTTATTATCACCTCTATTTCTAAATATTCCTTTAAATCAGTTTTCTTCATTCACAACAATACCGCCGTGGATAATAACTCGCTTTCCGTCCGAATCGTCAAAATAAACTTCATTTTCAGATTCGGAAACATCGAACTTCCCAGACCAGGACTTGATTTTACCGCCATTGTAATCGTAAACAGTTACGGTACGGTTCAGACCACCGTCAATATCACTAGACAGTGATTTTAATGATCTGCTACAGGAAGAACAACCGCTAAACATTGTGATTGCTGTAATCCCTGTGATTAATACTGCTGTCTTAATACATTTATGCTTCATTTTGGCTCTCCTTTTACATTGTAAGTCGGATTATAATGAGTACCACATATGTAATAACATTTAAAAGAATAATTAAATTGGTTCGATTGTATTCATTTTTTCGAATAAAAGTTACTATCCATCCCAAAAGTGCTACTAAAAGCAAAACAATAAGCACAATTGTGGAAGTTTCCATCCTACATTTCCTCCTGGCTCATAAATGACGGAATCTCTGTTTCCACTGGCTCTGCTGCCGAGACTGGCTCTTTCTCTGCTGTTTTTACAACTTCTGCGACTGTTGGCTGTTTAGGCTGTTCTTCGATTGCCGCTGGTTGTGGAATGAATTCTTCTGCATTGGCATTCTGTTCGATTTCTTCCTGCACTTCCCTGTACGTAGCATCCATCATGTTATATTCATAAGCCTGCACTGGATTATCCCATTTCTTAGGAATTGACTTCATAATATTATTTCGCATTTTACGAATAAGCATAGATTCTTTGGATTGCGTTTCGTAATAAGAGGGTGAGATATATGGTCTTAATTCCTCGCAATCAATAATTGCTTCTAATTCTCCAATCTCGGAAACTTTTTTCATAACCTCTTTTTTCTTTGCTTCAATCTGAGTTTTCTGTGCATCTGTAGCTTTATATCTGTCAGCACAAATTCCAAAAGTTTCATTCTGGAGGTTATTTTTGATATGTGCCGCAAGATTCTTTAAAACATCTGCTCTCTCACAGGAATGATACTCAATGTGTCCATCTTTATATTGAATTGGATATACTACACGAACAACTTTTCCAATTCCAGATTCTTCCCATTCTGGCGGTGTGATTTCTACACCTTTATGTCTTGGTGGAATATACTTATCACCTTCTCTGACTTTCCAGTATGGGAATACTTTTTCTACATTTACACCATATCTGCTAACAAGGCTGTCATTTCCATCACCCTCAATAGCAAATTCAATCTTCTTCTCCCATTGAGCTGGTTTCCCTTTTCCTGCTACGTTTACGTTTCTGATCTGGAAATAACACTCTCTCGGCTGTGCATTTGCATTCAGTTTCAATGCTGCTACTTTGCTCAGAATGAATTTAAGGTTGGAGCCATTTATTGCCTCAAAACTTACTCCGCTCTCATGCACCATCTGGAAAATAGATCCCATTGCCGCTACTACGCAATCTTTTGAGTAGGAATCAAATTCCATTCCTCTTGAAGTCAAATCTCTTTCCATTAAATCAACATACCGATTTGTATAGTAGGAAAGCTGTGTGTTAAATGTTGCTACTTGTGTGTTTTCTGCCATTTTAATTCTCCTTTTCTTTATTTATATGCTCAGTGGCATATGAAACAGGATGAAATAATTTGTCCTATGTTGAATTGTAATTTCCTGTTCTTTCATTAACTGTTTTATTTTTCCCTGTTGTGCTTTCCGGGCATTCACCCGGATTCATATGCCACCGATTTTTTATTTACTCTACGTGGAATCTTCCATAACCGCTTGTTCTGCCAGACCCGATGCCACATCCAAATCCTGCAAGCTGAATAATATTAACGATCTGCTCAATGGAATAAATATTATCTACATATGCAAGTTCGATTTCTGCTGACCATCCGGTAAATCTGTTTAAATGTACAAGAACAGGTTTTCCTTTCTTTGGTGACATTAGTTTTTCGTCAATGTAATGCTCAGCAAACTTAATCGGTATTAAACCTCCTTTGGCGATAATATTTACTCCAGCTTTGAACTTTGTACTATATGTATCAACCCCATTTCTTACAACAGCATCGCAAAAACATTTCAATAACCCGAATGCTGTAATGCAAGGTGCATTGTTGGTGAGTGCATCAATAAGGCCTTTTTCTGAGAAATCTGTAGGTTTTCCATTGTACCAGTGAATTGATGTAATGATTTCTTCCCATACATTTGCTTTTTCAAGGTTCTTTGCCTTGTCTTTTCTCTGATCAATCAGTTCTCTTGCGGTCACGTCATTCATCTTATTGAGAACTAAGTCTCCGTCTCCGATGATTGTGACTGTTGCGTGCTTAACGTTGATTGCCTGTAACTGAATTCTTTCTTCTTTTTTAGTTTCCATAATTCTTTTCCTCCGATTTTTTAATAGTTTTTATAGTTTCTGTTTGCGCAAACATTCAAGCAGATTAATCCACAATAGTTTAATATAAATATAATGTTGTGTTATGTATTTTCGTATGCCGTATTGTACTGTGCTATCCTGTAATGTATTGCGAAAGTAATCCGCTTAAATCTTTGCGTAAATTTCAGATATGCTTAACTGACAATAGAAAATGTCTTATAGTGTCCTGTATTTTTCTGTAATATGCTATCCTATATTTTGCTTGCACTGTAGTTAGCTTTCCTATTCTTGGCAGATTCTACTGCCAGTTAAATACATCTGGTTGAGTTGAATGCTCAGTATGTAACACGAATGTGCTGTACTTTAATTTTCTATCTTGCTGTGTTCTTTGTTTTTATTTGGCATAGCATCTTCATGCTACATACTCAAAATTCAATTTGTTTGGATGAGCCGCTTTATAAGCGATATAAAAGTCATGATAAATTGTAATATCTTATAATGTGCTATCATGTGGTGTTTTTTAATATTCTATCTTATGATGACGGTTATACCGCCTGTAAAACAGCCCATCCGTTAAGTACTGTGTTGTATTATTCTGTGCTATTATTTCCTGTTGTAAGAATTTTTGTCCTATAGTAAGTATTCACAACACTTGTCACTCTGCATAAGTGAGAATAATTTTGATGTAGTTTATTATATTGTCTTTTGTTTTCCTGTTTTTTAATGTACTATGCTATCCGCTTATGCAGACTGATAAATGCTGTGGTTTCCTACGCTCATAAACCTGTAAAATCAAGCGAATATTCTGTTTCAAACTATCCTGTGATGTCGTGTTGTGTTCTGCTTTTTCCTGTACTTTACTTCTTTTGCCTATTTTACAGGCATATCAACGTAGTAATTTCGCCGCTACTGCACTCATGTCCCTACAAGAATAAGGTGTTTTGCTTTGCTCTGTGATATTATGTATTGTCCTATTTAGCAATATAATGTGCCATAATATAGTTTGATTTCTTCCTACTCCTGTAGGCATATCAGCACAGTAGCGGCATTTATGTTTAACTAATCAGTTCCCAAACTTCTTCGTATTCAGAAATATTCTGGTATTTCTGCTTTACTGAAAGAAGTTCATTCCGACAGCGCTCTAAAAGTGCTTCGTATTCATCTGGCTGCTTCAAAATAAGCTGTGTTGGCTTGTATCCGCTTTTCCCATCTGTCTTGTAAAACACTCGAATTGCTGTCGGCTTTGACTTGTTATCAATATCCTGTTCCACGATTTTTAACTGACAAACTATCTGTCTGGCTTCGTGGATTCTGTATTTTTCAGCTGCTATGGAATCATCCCATGTAAAGCACTTATGTAATTCTGTACTTTCGTCCCTTGCTTTCTCAAGAATCTGCTGTGGTGTAGCAGATTCCATCTGATCGCAAATTTCCATGATTTCAGATGCGCATTTTGTAGCATCTGCCTTGAAAAAATGTTTTCCCCATGTTGCTGTTAGCATTTTCCCCTCCTGTTTCTGCATAGGTGCCTGTGTATAGCAATGAAAGATGTTCTGTATTGTCTTGTTCTCTGATTTTCCGTTCTTTATAATCATATATTTCGGTATAATGGCAACTTTCATTGCCATGCAACGACACCTATGCTTTTTGATTTTTTATTTAGATTCTTTTCACTCTCAAATCATCATCCGTCACTCTTAGGACAATCATTTGCTGTTCAGCACTAGGAAGTCTGGTTGTGTTTACGCTCTCGCTGTTGTCAACAAAAATCGGCAAATTCAAACCGTTCAAAGCCTGTAAACCTCTAAGCAAATCAATGTCACACAAGATTTTGTCAGAATAATTCAAACCATCAAAGTAATTCACTCCATTACAGATCATCTTGCAAGTTTCCACTGGATTTCCATCAATCGTGTAATCAAGAAAACTGAACTGGAAATGCTTAAAGTATGGATTGATTTTCTCTGCCAATGCCTTATTTTTCTGAATTGAGAAGCTAAGAACGGTGTCAATGTTCTTTTCAATATCAGCTTGTACCTTTCCAAGTTTTCTCAGTTTCTCGTTCAGTTCGGCTACTTGCTTTTCTTTCCCTACAACTGCTGCCTGTGCAATCTTGATATCTGCGTTCATATCGGAAATTTGTTCTTTAACATTGCTGATCTGAACTCTCAATTCCTGTTTCTTTCCAGGAACATCATCAAATGATTTCAGTTTCTCTTCAAGTTCTGCAATTCTAGCTGTAACTGCAAGATATTCTTCATCATTTGTCATATCTACAGATTCCGGAAGCTCCACAAACTTGGACTGTTCTTCCTCAATCTGTTTAGTGAGTTCAGCAACTTCATCCTGTGCTACGCCGATTTCTGACTGTAATTTGCTGATTTCCTCGTTAGTTTTCTTTAATTTTGCAGAAGCAGAATTTCCAAGATCACAAGTTCCTTTTAACTGGTTCTGTTTTGCTGATTCCCAGTTTTGCTTTTTGGTTAATTCATTTTCAATTCTGAACTTCTTCTTTTCTTCAAAGGAAGATTTCAGTTTGGAAACTTGTTCTTCTGGCAGTTCCTGTCCACAGGTCGGGCAAATGGTATCAGAATCATTGAATGTTTCAGCTTCAATAGCTTTCAGTTCAGAATCATCCCACTCCATTTCTTTGATTCTCGGATAGTCCTGTCTGGCTCTATCCAAGTCAGCTTTTGCCTGTTGTGCTTCCCTTATGTGGTTGCCCAGTTCCATTCCAATAATACGAATGCTTGATTCCTTTTCTGATTTTTTTAACATAAGTTCGGAAACTGTATCAGAAATAAATTTTTGTCTGGCTCTTAACCATTCATTCGCCTTGCTAACCAGACCGTCCCTGGAAGATTTCAAACCACGGATTTCATATGAAAGACTGTCATAGCCTTTTGCTGAATCTTCAAGAATCCGTTCCTGTTCTTCCAGTTTGGAAATCTCCACATTAAGTTCCTGCTTTTTGGATTCTAGGGAAGAAGTGTCTTCTGCTTCAACGCTTCGATTGGTTTCATATGCAATCTCCGTGTTTTTTGCATCAACTTTTTTCTTTTGCGCATTCAGTTCCTTTCGGAGCTTCTTCAAGGTATCCTCTACGGAATGCCCCTTTGTGATTTCTTCCACATGAGCGTACTGTGGATTCTCTTCCATAAACTGAGCAATATCGAAACCAGACATCTTTTCCAGTACCTTTCTGGATTCTGCGGTTGACTTCTGTAATGTGTCCAGAAATGGTTTTGGATTACTGCACATCAGAAGTGTTGAAGGCTCTGCTATTGACTGGATGAACTCGGTATAATCCTTTGATTTAGCCGAGAATCCGTCAATTTCATAAGAAGTTTCATTTCCATCGAACACCTCTTCGGACTGTCCTCTTGGTTTCCTCCACTTCTGCTTTGTGATTTTGCGGATCACTTTTTCTTTCCCATCAATCGAAAGTGTAAGCTCTCTTACAACATCAACCTTTGGCACTTCCACGCCATTTTCTTTTCTGCGAATAGAAGTCGGTTCTGTACCATTTGCCATCTTTCCTGTCAGAACATCCAAATATGCGTCCTGCAATGTGGATTTTCCTTCTCTGTTTCTACCAGAAATCTCTGTTCTCGGAAACAAATCTACAGACTTACTTGGAAACTTCTTGTAATTCTCCAAGTAAATTTTTTTTACTTCCACTTTCATGCTCGATTATCCTCCCTATTGATACCTCATATGCAGTTCTAAGCTCTACTTCATCACCAGATAATTTTTTATGATAAATCCGGCTCTGGATTCTTCCGATTATTTTTACGAAATCTCCGACCTTGAAATCAGCAGCTTCTCTGGTTTCATTCCACCATGCGATACATGGAATATAATCTGTTCTTCGCAAGTCATATTCGTTGCACGCAATCATCAAATCACAGATTTCTTTTCCACTTGGTGTTCTTCGATAAACAGGCGGTTTGCAAAGATAACCTTCCAGAATGAATTTATTTTCATCGTCTACGCTTCCATCTCCACCCAATAATGTTTCTGCTTTAACTTCCAATATTAAATGTGATTTTCCATTTTCCTTTTTATTGTATGAAGTGTATTTTCCCTCAATATAGATGTGTTCTCCAATTTTCCAGTTTTCTTCCATTCTTTCTGGTATTGCCACTGGAAGCAAATCTACGTTTCCACTGGTACGCTTTGTTCCAACATAGAATCTTTTGAATTTATCTCCATCTTTGAAAATACATCTGTCTGAATGTCCATTAACGTACCGTATAATTGAACTTTATTCTTATTATTCTTCATCCTCCAATTTCTCCATTTCTTTTACGGAAATCTCATATACACTTTCCGTTTCTTCCCCATTAACATAAACATCACGGCTCATTAACCTGCCAGTCACTTTAATGTAATCATTCCTTTTAACATCTACCGCCAGATCAGCACCTTTTCCCCATAAAGTGCAGCGAATAAAATCGGCTCTTTCTGAAAAATCTCTTGGAATTGCCACAAAAAGATTTGAAACTTTCCTGTGCGTTACTGGCGTAAGTTTTGCATATGGCTCTTTCGTGCAACTTCTGGCAATAAACTCTACTTCGTTTATATCACCATCCGGAACCTGTTCTTCCAGGATTTCCACTTCGTCTGCTGCGATATAATTAGCATTGTGGTGCTTATTTGGATTTTTAGAAGTGTCCATGCTTCTGATTGCTCCTGTTACCACAACTTCTTTTCCGTTATAATCATTGTCACGTACAATGGAATCTTCTATAACAATTGGAAACATATCTACTGCACCACTTTTGCGAATAACTGTCAGCATGAATTTGTAATAGTATCTTCCGTAATGTTCGTGGCTGAACACTATTTCCCCGGCTCTGCCGGATAATCTTACTTTATTTAATCTTTGCATTTACTTTTCCTCCGTTCCTAATATAATAGGAAGAAACACTATTGAGAATAAGACTGTTGATATGAATAACACCCCGATAACATCAAATGATGTAAGCATCCATGTGATTGAGAAGATTACTGTAAACATCCCTATTCCTACAAATATTTCTCCTATTGTCTTTACCACCTCTTTCATTTTGTCCTCACTTTCTTCTGGATGTGGTTACTGCAAGTGCAGTTGCCAGAATAGCGATAATTACATTTCTTGCCATCAGCTTTTCTTCCAGATCGGCAATGATTTCACTGGAAAGTGGCTGATTTTCGCCATTTTTTTGCATAAAAAGTCCTCCTGTTATATTTTTGTTTGTCAAATACAGGAGGTTGTGTTATAATAATCCTGTATTTAACTAACTCGTTCTTAGTTAGATACCGTCCTGGTTGGTGTGTCCGCACCTTCCAGGACACTTAATCTGCTTCTACAAATTTTCCGTCTTTCAACATATAGAAAGTATCTTCTTTAATGTTTTCTCCATCTACTTTTGCTGATTTAATATCTACAATATGATATTCATTATTAATTTCTTTCCACTCTGCTAAAACAATAAAACATCCAATTTTTCCTTTAGCTTTTGAATCAATTCCTGTAGCTAATGCAATACTTTCTTTTCCTTCTACAATTGCCGCTGACTGATCTCCGGTATTGGTTGCCGCTGACTGATCTCCGGTATTGGTTGCTGCTGACCGATCTCCGGTATTGGTTGCTGCTGACTGATATCCGGTATTGGTTGCTGCTGACCGATCTCCGGTATTGGTTGCTGCTGACTGATATCCGGTATTGGTTGCTGCTGACCGAT